TTATTCAAAACCTTAAATAACATTGGCGATGGGTACTTACAGGAGAAATCCTGACTTATCCCTAACGGGATTTACATCTACCAAGGAGACCGAAAGGTCTCCGAGGGGATGTATTAAAACATACGAATAGCTTTAAATATATTTAATAGAATATGGGATATGGAATTGATTTTGAAACAGAAGAAGAGGAGGATGAAGAGTATGACTGATGAGGAATTTGTATTGGATAATAAGAAAAAGGTTGTTGTAAGAAAAAGAATATCTTATTTAAACAAAGGTGATAAAGTATGGATCGTGTCTTCCGACGGGTATCTGCTACACACGGACGTAGTTAGAGCCGAACGCGGACGGTCTTATGTGGAGATAGACGGGATTCTGTATTGGAAGCGAGGATTAGATGGCAAGCATCGTAATCGTAATAACTACATGCAGTTTGCCATGACACCAGAAGACGGTAAGAAGTATGTCGTATATTACCCGGAAGGATTTAAAGACAATGACTTATGATGGTCCCGGAAACACATTTGCTATATAAGGAGTTTAATGGTGTGAAACGTCTTGCCATATCTTATTCCCAGATAGATACGTTTCTTACTTGTCCAATGAAATGGTATAAGACTTACGTAGAGGGCAAAAGGTCTACAGAAAAACAAGAAGCTACGTCTTATGGTACGGTTATTCATAAGACACTGGAATACTTCTTCAAGAACGGAAGGCAGCCTTCTGGCAAAGACCTTGGAGAAGCAATAAGTTACTATTCCTATCAAGAAGACATACCTTGGCAATCACCGGAAAATATGATGATAGCCATGAAACAATCCGGGGAGCTTCTTGCTTGGATTGTGGATCTGTTTAAAAAAGATGGGAATAGATTTATGATAGCTGATAGTGATCTTAATCCTTGTGAGAAACTTATCAGACACGGCGCTATAGTTGGAGTCGAAGAAGATTTTGTGCTGCCGTACCGTCTTCCTAAGCCAGTTGACATAAATGGGGTAATTCATACCCATGTGTACATAGTAGGATCAGTAGACCTTCATCTGGCTATAAAGAGCAAGAACGTAATTCACCATTATGTCATAGATTGGAAATCAGGGAATAAGGTTTTTGATTCTAAGAAGTTGGAAACGAATTTACAGCATCCTATATATTCGTTTTACATCTATAGAAAATATGGTGGGGTTCTACCAGATATGAACATCTATTTCTTTACCAGAACCAGGCAGTACCAAAAGGTTAAGGTGGATGAAGAACGTAAAACAAAATCTATAGAGATGCTAAATGACACTTTATCTAAAATGTATGATTTTGAAGATAATAGTGTAAAAACATTTCAGGCATACATCCAGGGGGCAGAAGGAGCCAGATATAGCAAGCGGCGTGCCACCCTAAGCCAGCCTGTTTCGCAAAACAAGCTACCCTGCCCGTCGGCGCTGTGTTATTATTGTGACTTTGGATTACATAACAAAAACGAATGCCCTTTCTCTTCAGATTGGGATCCGTCTAAAAAGATAAAACGATGAAATACGAGGATGTTCAAAAGTTAAGAACGAAATACCGGCAAGATCCGGAAGTTATAAACGTAGAATACATGAGAGACGTTGCTGTAAGATGCGGGAATTTCAAGAAAGCGTTTGAGCTTCAGGAGAAGCTGGAGGATATATGGTTCAACTATTTAAAAGGAGTGTAATGAAAGAAGATCTAATATGTGGAGTAGCGATCCTTTTGTATTTAGTTTTATTATACTTACTCACGACAATTTTCATAAAAACAGGTGAAGCAGTAGGTCGTTATAAGATGAAGAAGAAAACTGACAAAATCAAAGTAGGTCAAAGATACGAACATAAGAGCTACTTTGAGGATCCATTTGAAAGAGGCAAGCATGTGATTAAGATATTAGACATAAAAGAAGGGTACGCTCTATATGAGTACGAAGAAAAACTATATATACGTTCTTCTGAGAGTCTTGAAGATATTGTTAAAAAATATATTTTAATTACTGATATAAAATAAGGGGTTATGGAAAAGAAAGTCACAATCAAAGAAGGGATGGATATTTTTTACAAAAATGCAGGGAAAGATATATGGGTCTATATTGGACTTTTTGGAAATAAAGTGCTATCCATTTTAAAAAACAAAGGTGTTATTGCATGTGAAAACGATGCTGAATATTGCGTGTTGATGGATGGAGAAGATCATTTTATAAGTATAGCAAAAGACATGAGTCACGACTATTGTTGTGAGTACGTTGTAGAAAGAGCAGAAGCCTACAGAGACTACCCATCCAAAGGTGCTACATGCAGTGTATGCCTGTTTGAAGATAATGAGAATAAAGCAAGGGAGATGTTGAAAGAGGCGATAATAGAACTTTCAAAAAATAATATAATAGATTGTGATGGGCTTTGAACTTAGACCTTACCAGAAAGAGGCAGTAGATGCCGGGCTTAAGTTTCTTACAGGAAGATCTAAGAAGCCTGGCATAATCGTAGCTCCATGCGGATGTGGAAAGAGCCTTCTGATATCCAAGATAGCACATGAAATAAATAGACCGACATTAGTATTACAGCCCTCAAAAGAGATTCTGGAGCAGAATTATGCAAAAGCCGTATCATTCGGTTCTAAACCTACTATATATTCTGCTTCATGTGGTATAAAGGAACTGTCGGCTATGACTTATGCAACATTAAAGAGCATAAAGAAAGATGTAGCGAAGTTGAAGGATATAGGGATAGATACCTTATTGATAGACGAATGTCATTCAGGATATTCCCCAGAAGAAGGTTCTGAATTTATGGAGTTTATGAGCAGGTTTCCAGAGGCGAAGGTGCTGGGCTTCACCGCCACTCCCTGCCGCCTCCGAACCTACAGTTCCATGCTGGAAGGAAACTACAGCAAACTCAATATGCTGACGAAAGACGAACATAACTTCTTCAAGAAAATAGTTCATGTAACTCAAATACAAGAACTAACTTCTCAAGGGTTTTGGTGTCCACTTAAGTACGAACGATGGTCTTTTGATGAATCAGCTCTGATGTTAAACAGTACAGGAGCTGAATACACCAACGAATCTATTAAAGAAAGTATTGTACGAAATGGCTTAAACAACTCTATCTACAAGCGCCTTCTTCAACTTATGAATGAACGTAAAGCCATTTTGGTCTGTATGGATTCTATCGAATCATGTAATAGAATATCAGAGTTCATGAATGCCAGAATGGGAGCCATAACCGGTGTCGTAACATCGCTAACAACCAAAAAGAAAAGAGAGCAAATTATATCCGATTTCAAGGAGGGTAAGTTAAAGGTGGTTTTTAATTATTCAACGCTTGCTACAGGATTTGATTTCCCTGAACTTGATTGTGTGATGTTTGGACGACCAACATTCTCATATTCAACATATTACCAAATATTAGGCCGCGCCGTCCGCATCCATCCTGACAAGAAAGAGGCGCTGATAGTTGATTGCTGCGACAATATGAGGCGTTTCGGTAGGATAGAAGACTTGACAATCGAACAATTCCCTTCTAAGGGTTGGTGTATGTTTGCCGGAGATCAACTTCTATCTAATATAAGGATGGGTGATATCATTACCAAAGACGAGATCCTTCGCCGGGCAGCTTCTCTTAAATCCGTAAATGGAGATGGTAGGAGAGAAGATGATCTTGACAGTATAATAATGTGGTTTGGAAAATATGAAGGAATTAGATTCAAAGACATACCGGTTTCATATTTTAGGTTCCTGGCTGAGAATATGGCGGTAAAACCAGGAGATAGAAAAGAAAAGATTATCGAATACTATAATAGAATAAAAGCATGAACAGCAAAAGACGTAAGAAAATAGAGGATATTATTTCCAATTTGGAAAAGCATAAAACAGATCTTGAGTTTATCAAATCAAAGCTGTCAGAGGTTAGGCATAATCTGGATTCAGCCAAGGATGATGTTGATATGATTTTAGACGAAGAGACGGAAGCAAGAGATAATATGCCGGAGTCGTTACAAGATACAGAAAGATATTATCAATCAGATGAGGCTGTAGCTAATATGGAGGCGGTTGTTGATGATATAGAAAGTATTGTAGGGGATTTAGAGAATGCGGTTTCAACCATTGATGATAAAATCAATGACATAGAAACTGGTATTATGGGGAATTTAGAGGCAGCCATAGGCGCATAACGTAAAAATATAATCATAAAATTTAACACAATATATTTGTATAGATATAATACGATACATATTTTTGTATCGTATTATTTTTTATGTGTTATATTTTATGAAAACAAATGTTACAATGGTATCAAAAGACCGAGAATTATTTGGCGTAATAATTAAGCAGGACACTAAAACTTCGTTTATGTCCTTAACAGACCTTCAGGAAGCCTATACGAAGAAGAGGGTTGAGATGGGGTGGAATGAAAAGAGAATAGAGAATATCCTATCTAATAAGGAGAGTGCGGAACGTGTTTACTATATCCTTGAAAAACAAGGATATAAGATAGAATCAGGATTTCCTGGTTTTATACAATCTGTTGAAAAAGAGTCACTTATAAAAGTGATGAAAAAAATGGGAGCTTATAAGACAATGGGTAGAGGAGAGAATAGGAGAACTATGTGTAATCCATATATATGGGTGCTTGTAGCTATGGAACTAAACCCTATGTTGTATGCTGAGGTTGTTACGTGGTTAACAGATAAGCTTATCTTAAACCGAATAGAGGCAGGTGATAAATACAATGTCTTATCAAGAGCTATATCAAGATTTCCGGATGCCGATTACTCCAAGATGGCTAAAGGCTTAAATTGGATTGTATTTAATGAGCATGAAAGCATGATAAGAAATAGGGCTACACAGGAGCAGTTGAAAGAACTTGAAACCCTACAGTCTAATCTTGCATTCTGCATAGAGATGGGAACCATCTCTTCTTTCTCTAATTTAATGAACATGATGAGATCTATATATGTAAAGAAATGGGGAGAAGAGACTGTAACCTCTAAAAAAGTAAAATAATATGGGAGTAAAAGAAATAAGAGAACTACTTAGACTCTACAATCTCGAACATAGTGTCGTCCAGAACAAAAGCTCTGGGCGCTATTCTATTATTCTTCACAATAACATCATAGGAACGAACGTAGACGGAGAGAAAGTAGTTGTATTCAGGACCATTCCGGAAGGAAGCAACACATTCTCTATGGAGCGAAATAGGTTCTATGATGAGTTTGTAGAGGCTTTCGATGACGATAAGGCGATTGAAGCCGTAAGACAATATTTTGAGAATAACAGGAATGATAGAGTGTAAGACGAAGATGGATTATATTACCATAGAAATGAGGTAAAACAACGATAAAACAATGGAAAAGATGGATGATAATACTAAAAATATCCTTTATCCAAAAGGATCTATTTTTCGCATATTGAAAGATGATATAATCAGTGCAGAATTTAAAATAGCCAAAGGAGCTATAGCGGAGGCAGTATCAGACATAGAAGTAAATGATAAATATGCTGAGGTTTGTTGTAATGGGGAGACGTTCGTCATAGAAACGGATATTATGGATATTATTCTTACCAAAGACCCCATAGGAAACAAATCGGTGAAAAATGACATCATTGATGATAAACTACGATGGGATTTGCTTCCGATGGAAGAGATTGAGGACATTGTAAAAGTCTATCATGCTGGTGCAAAGAAGTACGGACCCAATAAATGGCAGAACCTTGACAACGGGTTTGAACGGTATCGTGCTGCGGCTGCCAGACACCTAATGGAATACATGAAAGGGGAAAGAGTGGATTCCGATACAGGATGTTTTCATCTTGCACAATGTGCATGGAACTGTATAGCTATGCTATGGTATGATAAGCACGGGAAAGGATTAATACCATTAGATAAGGAGGAAAAGAAATGACAAAAGAACAAATGATTCAACTGTTAGACGAAGAGTTTGATGCAATGAACAAACATAGAAGTAATATTGAAAGAATTAAAAAGGAGTATTTCGATTCTATTTATGGATTCAAGAAGGGAGATAAAGTGAACGTTCTTTACAAACGCTCGAAAGCACCTCTTGTTGGTTTCTTCAAGAGCGTTCAAATCATGAGTACCGGATCAGTTATATTTACGATCCAGGCACCCAATAAAGAAGGAAGACCTGGAAGAGGATCTTATTTGGTGTATGAAAACGATTTGAGTGAGATAAAAAAAGTAGAATAATCATGATAAATTACGCGGCAAAAGCCAGAAAAGCTTATTTGATAAACAATTTCGATAAGATTCTTAATAGTCTCAACACGCTTCATTCAACGGTTGAGACCATGACGTTGTTCGTAAACGACCAGGCTTATAATTACATTCTTAAGCTAAAGGAAGTAATTAAAACCAGTCCTATGTATAAGCACAATATCAAGCGTCTTTTAAATGACATGGACAAAGAGATAAAGAGGTACAATGCTTCTATCTACTACATAAATAAAGAGCGTAGTGAGGTTATAGCTGATATAACACAAGCGATGGAAGATTGCCTCATGCCATACATAGACGATCTGGCCGGCGCTATAAGGGCAGCCGTGTGGTCGGGGGGTGTGTCCGAGGAGCGGACGGAAGCGGCGGTACTGTCCCTAATCGTATCCTCCTTGGCCACGACATCAGGCAGACTTATCTCAGGTGGATATCAGATCATGAAAGAAATGGGTGGAGGTCAAGGTGGTAATCCATTTACGTTTATGAGCATTGATAAGATAAGACACTTATCTACATCATTATCTGATGCTATTACCGGTGGAGAAATAGCTCTTGAAGAAAAAGAAGCCAATGACATAACTAAGGCAATGGATGTTTTTATTGAGAAAATGTCTGATTCGGATATTGTTGATAAGGTGATCAGCATACTCGAAGAGGCAGAATCTAAAAATAAGGAGGAGCGATCGTGAATTATTTGGATGGGTATGTAGAAGAAGTTCTTTCTGAGCCGTACTATGATGATTATGGCTCTGGAATTTTTAGGTGGTGGGTGGAAGTATCTTACATTTGTGAAGGTACAGAATCAACTACTATCTTAATGTTTGATACGAGAGAAGAAGCAGAGGCAGTAAAACCAGGTTATAAATTTTTATGTTGAAAATAACATGAGGTATTTTGTTTTATTGATGGCACTTGTGTTATCATCATGTTCGCATGATGATAGTCAGGTTAATAACGGATGGGTTATATATGATTTACGTCCTTTACAGGGTGGGCGTGTGATGTATTATGGTGAAGACGGAGGATTTTCAATATTTAACAGTAATAGACTTATAAAATTCGTTGGATACCAAGGGGAATACAATATAGGAGATTCTATTAAGATCATAAAAGTGAAACAATATGGAAAATAATTTAAAACTCGTATGTCCAAAATGTGGCACTCCTCACCAGCCTCATTCTCCGCACACGATGGATGCAGATGGATTTGAAAGGTGTGAGATAAGAACTGTCATGGAAGACAGGGGGTGGTGCTACGAATGCTCTTTTTGGCAAAATATGTACGACAAGCACAAAGACGATCCAGGATGGGTTAGGATAGACGGTGAAAGCTGGGTGCTTAAGCCTATGGTGGAAAACGTACCGAGCGGATGGAACAGCCTTGGATGCGGTGGAAGAAAAATGTATATCAATATCGAAGGGAAAGGCATTGTTGTATCAAATAACTGCTGGTGCCAAGGTGATGTTTCGGATGCATTTAAGGATCTGATGCCTGATAATGCCACTTGGGCTACGAAGGAGGAATTTGACAAAGCTCCTGTAGTAGGATATATTATAGAAGGTATTGGTTTAGTTTTCACAGATAGGGAAGGTCATAAAGCTAATGCTTAGGAATCTATTTCATGTTCCTATTAGAATATTTGAAAGGAAATTAACTAATGGGGGAAATAGAATATTGGTGCCAATATCAAAACATTTTTGGGAAATGGAAAAACAGAATAAAATATAATATGTTTGGCGTGTCGTATTATGCTGTTTTTTATTCATTCGAAGATGCGTATGAATTTAATTATGGTGAGAAAGAAGAAGGAAAGGTAAAGGTAGTGGACTCTTGTTACAAGAGAAGATGGTAACTACAATAATCCCCGGCCATACAATAGGTGTACGGTTGGGGATTATTGTAATATATGATTAATAACCGTCTTATCTTATACTAATACATTTTAGTACTATTTTTATATCTTTTATTATAATTCCACATAGGTATCAATAGGGACAAAGCTGCCAATTGTACTTATCTTATATATTGAATGAATAAGGTGAGTACTTGGACTTAATTTCAGTTGAGGTACTTGATTGGATCCTTCTGTAATAAAGAAATAATAAAAAACGTCTCCAATCGTAAACTGTAATATAATATCACCTGTTACCTGTCCTTCATTAAAGTAAGCCTGGATATATTGTCCAGAATTTGATATCGTACAACTTATAGGATTACCGCCCATCGTACATACCTTGCTATTATTAATTTCATCTAAAACATAGGAAGCCGCCATAGTTGCTCCATTAGATCGGTATCTACAACCAAGAATAGGTACAGGATTTCGCCATGTGGTTGTAGGGGCCGAAATCGAACAAGCAAAAACAGGGATCTTGACGCCGGCAACTGTCTTAATATTTTCAAATCTTCTTCTCATAATTTCATAAAATTAATTCAGTAAAAGGGCGGACATAATGTGAACTACCCCTTGAACCTGTATCCAAATGATCTCCTTGGATGTTTATATCATAATACCACGAATAGGTAAATTTTGTATTTCGAGTGGATGTCCACATTCTATTACTCATTATCGTACCTCCTACCATTAAAAGGCATTCGTTTATTTCATTAGCATACAATGATATCAAAAAAAACTCTCCGGCGCCACCTACATATCCATTTTGACCATTTTTAAATAAATAGCTATTAGCTTTATTAAAAGCGTAATCTGTATTACTGGTATCATATTCAAGATACGCATTCTGATTTTCACGCCCCCAATAATCCTTTTTAATAGTTCCAATATGAGAACTATCTTGTGCAAATATATTGTCTATTTCTCCATCCTTACCCCAACGAAATGTGCCAATATATTCGGTGGCTATAACAAAACACACTTTATCTACAAGAGCTATTCCATTGCATAGATCATTGGAATATCCTTTATTAGACCAATTTTCTTTTGTATATAATCCTCCATCTACATGTTGGATGTATATGCCTTTATTGATTATAAGCGAGGGATTTACCCCCCATCCCTATTTGAAATCTTCGTCTCATGATTTTTGTTTGCAAGATAGCAATAATTGACAACATAAAAGAAACCGGTTCCCTATCATCTCTGACTGAGAACCGGTAAGAAAACAATTTCAGAAAAAATTAAACCTACATAATCTTTCAAGTAAGAACAAAAAAACGTACAATCTACTCTTTGACGATGCTAATATAACATATTGGAATCATACAAAAACAATGCAAGTCCGATATTCTTCGTCTATTTGTAACTAACGTCATCGTCTCCTTCCGAATCAGGAGTAGCGCCGATGAAGAACATCATTGACTTGTTGTTTGTCTGCTGCCACCAATTATAGGCGCGCGCTACGTCTTCCGGCGTCTTGATATTATACCATTGTTTGATAAACGTCTGTTTGGCGAGTTGCCTAAATAGCTTAGACTCTCCTTTGTATGTACCGGATGTTACTTTATCAAGTGAATAATTCCTAAGATCGGTAAGATCCTTCAGCTTCCTTCCCATAACAAACGGGTCGTTAATGATATCTACAACGTTAAGCTCCATAATAAACGGCATCTGTGAAGCTATTTCGTTTATGGTTCTGAATCCAACGTAAGATCCAAATTGAGTAAGCCAACTTTCTTCGTTTTCATCATCATCACGCCATCCGGCAAGAAGCATGGATACGGCTTGCATGATAAGGAACGTGCCGGCATAGACACTGAGGCGTTTGAGATTAGTTTTTTCTACCTCATTCATATTGTCTTTATTTTCGTTCCAGGCATCTATGATGTTTTTCATACCAGACTCGGAAGCCAGGCTAAATGTTTTGGCTATCATATTCTTTAACGTAATTGACAACCCTTCCTCTTCTTGCATTGTTTGGAAATTGAAGCCACGTCTTTTCCACAGACGTTGAGCCGCCAGCACCAACCATCCTCGGTGGGCGGTCATGAACCTGGCTATCCAGTTGCGCGATGCGGCAGTTCGGTTTTCTTCATTCAAAGATCCGTTACATATCTGCGACAAGCTACGGACTTGATTCCTGGTTATAGCCATCTGGGTTTCAACTTCCTCAACAGTAACACCCGATCCTGGCTTTACAACCACCTTCCCATCCACGACGTCTACCATACTCCATAAAGTACGATCTTTTAATGCATTCCATTCTCTTTTTATGGTACTCTGTTCTTTATTGCGTTCTTTTTCCATCTTGAAATCTTGGAACGTGTAGAACCGACCTTTGTAATAACGAACATTGTCCATAGTAGCAATCATAACCTGCGGATCAAGAGGGTAGTTCAGGATTTCCATAAAAGCATACATAGGTGAACGCATTAAGGTCCTGGCCACTCTATTGTATCCGGCACCATACATACGATTTCGGATATTGAATATCCCCATTCTCTCACCTATGACATATAATTTGCTTTTCCTATCTATGTCTCCGGTTTCTGCTATACAAGATGGAGCAAGGCGTGAAAATTCAGCCGATGCGTATTTAAGGGAATCTTTACTTATATACTGTCCTACGGCAGATTCCATGATGAGGTTGATATGACCTGTTAAGGCGCCGGTAGCTGCCACAAACGGGGACAGTGCCAAGTTCATGACCGACATAAATCTTTCAACAGCCATCATAATTCTTGTAAGGTCTACCGTATATCCTCCGATGTTCACCGTAAGTTTTTTGGTGTTCATCCTAATGCCATAATAATGATCGTTGAAGAAGTCCCTGAACATCTGATATGCTTGGGTTGCTTCAGCCTTTTTACCACCTTCAAATTGTTTATTCAGTAACATCTGCTCCAGTCCTTGAGCGAGCTCTATAGACTTCTGCTTTTCGTTGTATAACGATGACTGCATCATAAGCATCGAATAAGAGTAGCCAAAATCGTGAGATACATCATCTTGGTTCTCCAATTCATATATGTAGTATTTAGGTATAGACCTAAGTCTGTCTTCCGGATCATACACTTCTCCTTGCCTGGTTTTACCGTATAAAGAATCGTCTACTCTGTCCAGGCACAGATCTGATACAAAATTACGAACCGTATTTTTGAAGTTAATACCCAATCCTTCTATACGTTCTATATCTTGTTTTGATATCTGTGGAATAGCATACAGGTTCGGGCTCTGCTCTTTGTATAGATCAAGGGATTGTCTTTTTATTTCCTTGAGTTTTTGAATCATATTCCACTGCTCTACGTTTTTAGTAGCAACTTCATTACCGTCAGCATCATACTTGATACCAAAGTCATTGAAATAAGATTCATCACGATACAGGCTTTTCTTAGGCATTCGATGACCATACCCATGATCTTTTACATAATCAGGATTACGGCCGTTATTTTCGGCTTCAGATTCAGCCACCCATGCCCTTGCAGGATCGAAAGACAGGTACGATATGTCCATGCCATAATCTTGGGTGGATGTACCGTTTTGTACGTCCTTAACCATCTGCGCCACATCTATCTCACCTCGACCTATTTTGTCGATCATGGCCGCATATCCGGTAGGCGCCATGCGTTTATAGTAGGAAAAGACCTGGCCCCTGGCAAATTCATTAACAATAGCATTAGCTTCTTCTACACCCTCTTCTCTTGTATTATTTAAAAACAAGCTGGCCATCTTAGCATTAACAGCATTCCTGAAATCTCTACCGTCTAATTCTTTGCTTATACCAAGCTTTTCTGACAGGTAGTTGGTTTCAGATACGGTAAACAGATATCGGTTATCAGCAGCCTTAAACAGCTTATCCCTTAAAGCCTGAATCCTTTTTGCTTTCTTCGCCGTAGTATGACGTTGTACGAACTTCCATTCCACTTCCTTGGAGTCAGCAAGAGCATTTAAATAAGACTGATTTACTTCGTTTTCGGCCTTACTGCTTTTAGTAAGGTACTTATCAATATCTTCAAGACCCACCATCTTAGCATAATCTATTAAAATAGCGTAATCAGCTTCAATAGCTTCAGATGCGGCCCTAAAAGCATCTCTTTCAGATAAGGTAAATGTCGCTTCGTTAATTTCTCCGATATCAGCCACATCTCGGTTGTTTCCGATTATTTCCTTGATAATGGCCTTATTTTTTTCTATATCTTTCACAATCGAATCCACGTCAGTCGCATCTCTATCACTTGTCGTAGAACCAATGATATCATGCGCCATTTTAAGATACGAAGCCTTGTTATTTGATTCGGTACGCGCCGACTGTTCCGATTCTACTTCATTCCAAAACCGATCATTGAACGACAGGTGACCTCCCAACATAAGTGTCTTCAGCGCAGCTTCTCCTCCCGACTCGCTCTGAATCGTTCTTAATTTTTGCAAAAACGATTCTGATACGGCATTGGTAACATTATTTGATTCCTTTCTCCAAACTTCATTTATAGCTTGTATTTCTTTAGCCATCTTAAGTTGGTCGCCGGTTTTTTCCACTCTCCTGGTTCCTACATATATGTATTCTGAAGCTGCTTCCTTACGTTGTTTACGAAGCAGTCCTTCTTCTTCGTAATTGCTGCTTTTAAAATAGGCAACCTCATCAAAATTACCACCGCTATCAATAAAAGGCTGCCTCAATATCCGTTTTTGCCTGGATAGAGCATTAAGGTATTCTTTGGTTGTTTGAGAAACCGGATACCCTAATTCTTCTTCAGCCTTTTTGTATATGGATTCCATTCTTGTGGCATAACTTTCGCTAAATTCCAGTTCCGAATTTTCAGCATCCCACTTTTCCATCTGTTCTGTATAAATCTTTTCCTGCTCGATGGTAAAAATATCGGTATTAACTCTATCAGACGATGGTTTGAATTTAGCGTTTTCAGTAACCGTATTTCCATCCTTGTCAACTACTTCTCTTTTAAATACGTAATTACGGTTATTGTCAACCACATCACCAATTTCTTCTTCTGATATCTCTATGTTCATGGCGGTCGCAAACGCTCGCATCTGCGCCAGCTTCTTATTACGATCGTATTTAGCCATATCAAGAGCACTACGAAGGTAATTAGAAGTTTTGCCGTCTACTTTCTGAAGCAGTTTTTCAAATTCAGATTTATTGAAACCATGCTTTTTCGCATATGCCAGGAAGTCGGATATGGCGGGCTGGGCATTCACCATCGCATTGTAATTGTCTTTGGCAATCATAGCTCCAAGAGCGTTATTGAACGGGCTGGAGGAATGTTCTAATATACCAAACCACCTACTTATCCAAGAAACATCGTGTTGAACCTTATCAAAGAACTCTTTTACTCTCTTTACCTTATCTGCCGGCACATGAAGTTCGTTCATTAACTTATCAAGCAACGTACTTTCATCAAGATCTTGTACTGATTTAATATCAGACTGAATACCGTTGATGTCGGCAATGACGGTATTGATCCTATTTGTATAATCCTGCTTTTCACGCTCATCAAATTCGGTACTTCTGTTACGGATATATCCTCGAAGATCGTTCATGATCGGAAGAACCTGGTTGTTGATAATATCTACGTTCTTTCGATCATTGGTATTGAAATGAAGCTTACCGTCTTTGGTATCACCATGAAGGATAGTATTTACTACGTTGCTTAAGTATCTAACCTGAGCTTCGGCTGTGGAGATCATGCTGTTCATGGCGGCCGCCATCTCATTCTTGTCTATTTCGGTCTCTACCTTATTTATCTTATCTTCTATGGTCTTAAGCTGGGCAAGGGTCATAGACGTAGTTACAGCCCTATCAGAGCTTATCTGACGTAAGTCTCTTAACGTTTTTCTCAATGCCCGGATCTTAGACTCAAGAAACTTGTTCTTGTTCATAGAAGAAAGGGAGTATAATGTAAAGTCATTATCCTTCAAAAGAGAAGTATCAAATCCTTTATCTATGTCGGTAATAGCAAGATCACGAATATTTTTAATAACGTTATTCAAATCCTGTCTTTGGGTTGATAAAGCTGATTTAAGCCAGTTTACAATTCCAGAGAGAAGCTGCCGGACGCGCCCCAGGAAGGAGGTGGGCTCTACCGGCGCCTGTGCTGTGCCGGTCTGTATCTCCCTGGCGAGGATCTTTCCAAGAATTTCTCTCCTAACAGCATTATCAAGTTCAGAGCCTTCATATACCTTACCGTATGTATTATAATACTGACCTGCATACTGATTCCATTCTTCAGTGCCTTCTACATCTTGCAAAACAGATTCAACAGCATTCTGATCTCTGTACGCCTCTACGAGAAAGTGTGCTGTTTCTTCTACTAAGTCAGACAAAGTAGCATCTTCACCGACTGCTATTACGTTATTGGCAATATCCGCCAATGCTTTAGCAGAAGGTTCGTGTCCGTATTTAGTTTGGTACTTCTCTATATAATCGGTCATGCCAACGACACTAACGCCCAGCGTTTTCAGTATCTCAACAATAGAATTTCGTTGATTACGTTCCTCTTGGCTATAATCCGATACGATCTTAGCTTTAGTATCAGCATAAAGATCGTTGTCTTCTAATATGAATGAAACTACAAGCGCATCAAAATGATCGTACTTGGCGTCCAATTCATTGTATCTTCCTGACTTGAGATCGTTCTTTATCTGCTCTTTGCTAACCCTTTCCGTTCCTCCGGTGGCGAGCCTCATAGTTACCTTACTATTATCCAACGAGCTTATGGTTATCATACCTTGGTCGTTCATGGAAACATCGGAACCAAAATGATTACGGAGCTCAGTGTAGGATAATGCTGAATTGAAAAGTCTAATTTGTCCTGTATGTCCTTCTCCTGTAATATAATAGCTTCTTGTTTCCGGATCGAATATCTTGGATCCGGACAAAAGACCTTTCTTTATAAGGTAGTTAATTATACCGCCTTTTGTTGATAAAGAAGTAGAAGCGGAAGCGGTCATGACCGGTATAAAAGACTTGGAATTATTAAGAACATACTTTCCAGCTTTGTAAGTAATGTCTGCCACGCCATCCACGGTAGATTCTTGAACGATGCCTGATAAGAATCCTATTCTAATATCATTCCCTCCAGAGCGAAGAGCTTCTCCGTAATCTTCAAATAATTGATTACGATCGTTCATGAAAAACAAACGAGGCTCTCCGGTCTGATACGTTACACCCACAGGATTAGAATCTGCCTCTGGTAACTCTTCTGGACTAAATATCTTAAGACCGTCCTTTATAACCATATAATTAACACCCTTATCCTGTACCATAGATACGGGAGTGAAGTCCGAAGATATAGCATCTTGTAGATACTGCCCGGCGTCTATTCCCGATCCTTCCGGTACGGAAATACTTGACGGAACCATAGCATCCACCAACATAATATTATCACCCAGATCTTGGCTGTAAAATCCAAAGCCTGATTCTTGAATCCCATAAGGTGCATCTGATTTTGACACAAGAACAGGATTACTCATCTTAGAAGCCTTATCCAGCACCCTTTCTCTATAGGCTTCCGGAATAAGGTCGATGTTGGATTTCACCTTATTGTAGGCCTGTTTGTTGATAGGCACTCTCTTTCTCCAGTCGCCAAAAGCCTTTAAGAACTTATTAGAAAATACGGTTTTAAAAACAGTAGTAGCCCGTTCCCTGTTCTCCATAAGAGGAATAGATGCTATTTTATCAAATAACATAGACCTGTCCCCTGATCTGGTAGAGACAGAAACAACTTTCTTTTTATTATCTCTTTTAATAATACACGTTGATACCATGATAAAACATTTTTGTTATGAGACAAAGGTAGTTAAAAATCAAGCATATGATAAAACAAAGCCATCTAACTTCTCAGTCTGATGGCTTAAAAATAATATGAAAAAAAATTATAATCTGACGAAAAAAATCGTCAAGTTCAGCTTATATGTAATGCATGTACCCATCTCGGTGAATAAACCTTCCCGATTCAAAGCGCTCAATATCTTCAGGGCAAATAGGGCCCGAATCCTCTCTCCTGGCTTCAAACCAAAGCCCCGGCTTACGAAGTCGGCAAGTTATGATATAATTGAAGCAATTGTGCGTAAAATGGAAAACAGATCCTACAGGGAAATACCTATCAGCTTGAAATACGATTCTTTTTCGTTTAGTATCAAACGTGATATCTCCTACTATCTTAGCCACGTAATAGCTTCTGCCATTTAACGTTTCATCTGTTTGTGGTATCCAATAATAACCTCTTGCCATGCCACAAATATATAAAAAAAGTCGGACAAGATACATGTCCTACTTTATATTACTTTGATTCGTTTTCAAACCGCTTTATAAGAGAAGCAATATCATCACCACAAACAAACATCATTCGACGTTCTTCTTTTGGTTTATGAGACACTGGGATGGTTTTGTTTATCTTAATCTGATTCGCCAGACCTCTGCCTAAACGAATATCAACTTTTTTACCTTTCATGAATTATTTGTTTAAACAGACCAATTCCATCTATTATAATATGACCGCTTTGCATACGACCATTATTAGGATTATGTAGAAAATTGAAACCACTTTCTTTTTCCTGTCTTTCAAAAGAACTGATATCCTTTCCTCTACGGGCTCTTTCAAAAGCTTTCTTGAACAACTTACCCCTGAAGGTCTTGACGAGGATCTTGGTAGCGTTATTGCCGGCTCTTACCATTGCTTTCCTTGCCTGGTCCTCCGAGACAAAACTGCTTCGGAAAATATACGATGCTGCTGCTTGTATGTCCTGCTTGGTAATCATATGATAAACATTTCTTTCAGAATACTGATCTTTATTCCGTATATCAATTTCATCTCATCTCTATCATATACGTCAAAAAAGGATTCACTGGGGTCCTTTGGATTTACGTTCAATTGAATTATGCAATTACCAGTATAAACCTTAAGCCTATAATTAGCGGAGTATATATCCTGCATGGTTTCAAATGTCTCAATTAAATTTTCAACAAGTGCTCTGTTAAATGAAAAAGATTCTTTACCATCACCTTTAAATGTGATATGATCTAAATCCCTGTTGTCAAATTCATAATTTAATTGATTGCCGTCCATCATATCATAAAATATTGACTTTCTGATTATAAATCCCATATTGTTTTATTTTTTTTAGTTAATACAAATCTTCTGAATACAACTGTTCTCTAATGGCATTCCTATCTACTACCATTTCCTGATTATTGTTTCTAACAAGTTCAGACGCTTCCTCTCTTGTTAAAAACCGATTCTTGCTTGTCAAAAATCCTTGAACACTGCGGTTTTTATGGGCTATACCGTATGCTGCAAGTTGAGATAGTATAGAGGGGTGTCTCAATCCACAGAACACGGTGCCGGATGGTATGTTGATGGGCTGATGGGGACGCTTCTTGCCGTCCTGCACCCAGATGGCGGCGCATATTACTATTTCTTTATTATACATGATACGTTTTTCTATTAAATTTATTAAATCTATTCATTTACTTTAATATAATCGGATGCCTCTTCCCTCTAATGAGTTTAAACTTTTTGCGTGAAACATCTTTTGAATTTTCTCCGTTGAAATCCCTGATATTGAAACTCCCTGATTTTCTCCTTCCATAAACAAAGAATATTTTATTGTTATACAACACTTTATCAAACAATCTAAATCCGAAAACCTCAAAAGAAGCTTGATTGTTTTTCTTCTTCCCTCCTTTTAAAATTTTCATTTTATGCATTTGTCTATTATGTCTACGAATTAAACGTTTTAAATATTGACGTTCGATTCGTTTCGCATTAATGTTCATAGAAATGACAAACGCATCGGAAACATGGGATTTTTCAATCCCGTATTTAATCCGATTATGTTTCGTAATGTAACCAAACGTCATAGAAACTCTGTCGTATCTGGATCTTAGTTCTTCATACAACCTCCATTTCATAATTCCCATTACGGCCGCGTCGCGGAGCGACTTGCCTCTTCTGATCTTTAAATCTATATTACCTTTATGGTATTCTTTATGACAAGTTTCACATAAGGTAATAAGATTAGAAGGGGAATCACCTCCCGTTTTTCGGGATTCAATGTGATGAACATTAAGGATATTATCTTTTGATTTTCCTTTACAATACTGGCATTTATGTCCATCTCTTGCTAAAACATATTCCCTAACGTTCCAAAATCTAAGTTGATCACCCTCCTGATATTCTTTACCTGATATATTAGGATTGTTAATCTTTTGAATATCAAATTGAGCTACTTCAATAACAATACGAAATATTGGTAATATAGAACATACATTGTCAATAACACGAATATGGGCGTCTATTTTGTACTTCACCGAAGGTGCTACCCATCCGGGACGCCTGCTTTTTATTCTATTGTTAAAACGATGTTTTCTATGTCTCAATCTATTTCGTCTTGTTCTTCGTAGCTCTCTTCTGGTAGATAAAAGATCTACGATATCATTTCTAAGAATAACTTCACTGCTGTAAAGTTCTTTGCTTTTCGTCGTAGCTGATAGACCAACATGTTTAGTACCAGCATCAACGCCTAACACAATTTGCTGTTTGTAATCAGATGTTACGTACGTTAATTTGATGGTAAACGGACATAGGTTCACAACGACTGCCTTGTTGTCTTTAAGCAGTCTCCTAACCTTACCATGCCTTGTTGTGGGCATCATAGGTTTACCATTTATGTCTTGTACGTACACCATATCTACAAACGTTTTTAATGTTTATTCAACATAAGTCAGAGTAAAACTCTGTTAGTACCCATCGCCAATGTTATTTAAGGTTTTTTTTGTAAGCAACACTGTTCCTGAATACCAAAACTGTTTAATCACCTACCTTAGAGCTACAGACTTGGGTAAACATCCGTAGGTAACTATCTATTCTTAAATAACGTAGTGTTTATCTCAACACTTAGGCTAATAATCGGAATAGCTTTTGGCTATTATACATAATACAATACAAATTGTTTATGATTTGTATGAGTTATGCATTATTCACAATTATAATCTGTCCCCTCCTAATCCTGAATTGATGCTAACATACTTAACACGGACATCATTTCCACGTCCAAGCTGACCCCAGCCGGGAGATGGCGTTCCCTTAGCCGGAGCAGGGACAGCCCTAAGCCGAGACCAGTCCTGCTTTTGCCTCATGGCTTCAGCCTCTTTGTAATACCGGTTACACAGTTCTTGATCTTCGTAACCAACGTAATCTTCCTTATTTTCCATAAAAAATACTTTTTCAACAAAAGTACGACATTCATGAATTAATTAGATTTAAAATAAAACAATATGAATTAAAATAAAAACCCGATACGTTAAAATCGCATCGGGCCCGGTATTGAAAAAAAATAGGTTCAGATCTTGGGTAAAGATTCGAGCCAATTTTTAACATCTTTATATTTAGGGTCTTTGTCTATTCTATCTTTCAGTTCATGCAATGCTGAGTCCATAACCGTATTCGGTACGCCAATCAACTCTCCTATTAAATACAATGGGGGTTTTATTCGATTTAGATTCATGTGCTATATTCATATCCCAAAAAAGTTATGTGAAACAAACCGGCCACGGGTATTCTATTGCCCGCCGACCGGTATAATATTTTTATTCCTTTTTTCCAAACGGGAAAAACGGGAATGCGGGAATCATATTTTTTACTATGGCTCCCGCACCACCGGAAGGACCTGGATCTGGATCTCAGGTCAGATCCTTCCAGTTTATTTTTTCGCCGAGGTAATCTTGCACGGCAAGCCATCTTATAAAGGCTACTCCTTCGGGAGCATCCGGATCATCCAAATACATTAACGTAGCTTTCACCAACTCGTTCTCACATTTGAAGACCTTCGGAAAACCATCCGAATAGTACATTGCAAAGACATATTGGACATCGCCCCATGTCGCTTTATCCGGCTTCTTCGCTCCGCACTTTTCAAAAATATCTTTTATTTCCGGCTGCTTCCAGATCCTCTTGGATCCATCGACGTTGACCATCTTCTTTACCGCCTCATCAGCGAGAGCATTAGAAAAATGGTAGCCGTAAGTATCTACATATTTCTGATAAGCTGGATCCTCTGCGTCTGCTCCTCAATAAGAACGACCTCTGCCACGTCCGCGACCTCTACGCATCTGAGGTCCGTCACCGTAGTATCTGTCGTCTCCATAGTAATCGGTCGGGTAGGATTCGTAACCCATCCTCCGGTATTCCCGGTCCTCCATTTCATGACGACGTTCGCGCTCTTCGAGCCTTCTTTCCCTTTCTTCCAGCTCGTTTTCGCGCTCTTCCATTTCTTTCATCTTCTCATGCATACCGTAATGGTCGTAAATACCACCACCATACCCCATGTACGTCCCATCAGAACGCCGGCTTCTGCCTCTGCCTCCACCTCGTCTGTCTTCTATCTCGTCATATCCAGGATATTCTCTGTGTCCTGAATTTAAATCATATACTATCATATTACACTTATTTCAAACGTTCTACAATTAACTTCTTTAAATCTTCGAATGAATCAGTAAGGTCATTCACCTTATTTTCTATACCAGCTATTTTACGATCCTGCTCTCTCGTTTGTTTGAATGCCGGATTGATGTCTTCTAATATAGATTCACAAGCCTCTATCTTGGCACGATGGGCATCTACGCTGTTTATTATGTCTTGACTGGTGTTTTTTATAGCATTCAGTTCGTTCATAATCGGATCTATGCTGGTAGATAATGTTATGCCCATAGCCTTAGCCACATTCTGGGATTCCGGGACCGTATAGGTCTTGGTTTCGCCAGTGAGCTCTACCGTCAGATCCACCACGCGGGTCTGCATCGCCTGATACTGACCTGGCTGAGGAGGAAGATACCTGGGTTCGGATACGGCTACTACCTTTCCCAATTCGTATTTAGGTACTGTATTAGTATCAAGGGTATGTACCTGAAACCCTTTCTTCAAATCTGAAAACATGATCAAAATATTAGTTAGGTGAAAATAGGGTGATGATCTTCATCACCCTACTGAAATCATTTACCTGCTTTAACTTCAGACGCCTGGGCTGCCGCTACTGGAACACAGCAATCCATTAATCTTAACACGCCACGAACTTTATTGAAGTACAGAAGGCGTTCTGTGCCATTTACCATAGCAGCACCCGTGACAGCTACGTTAATAGGGTTCACGACATTCACTCCCGTAACCGGGCAACAGGTGTCGGCTCCTACTGTTGAAACTGTGCTGTTTGCCGGGACCGCAATCTGTACCGGTAGAGCACTTCCGGCTGTGGGGACTACTTGCCTTATCTTAAGAAGGATAAGACCCTCACACGGAAGGGCGATCCAAGCCCGTGGGTTAATACCGAAGACTGTATTTGTCGTACTGACAATAACATTCTTCGTAACCATCTCATACAACGATCCTATTTTAGAAACACAAGCCATATTAGCCTCCTCTCTTAATAAAATCAGACAGCGGCGTTGTTATTGCAACATCCGTTGTTACATCCACATCCGTTATTGCAGCAACCTCCTCCGAATACCTGTCCCCAAGTATAAGCCTGGTAAGGAGAACAAGAGGGGTAGGCCGGGACGGCCGTCGGGCGTAATTGACCAACGATATTCTGGGTTTGTTGCTGAGATAATGCCGAAGCTGTCAAAGCCGCTTTTTCTTCACGAAGTTGAGCAATAGTGTTCTGCATCTCCCTCATTTCCAACTGACAGAATTTGTCGTTGATCATAACGGTTTGGGCGTCAAGTTTCGCAGACAAGATATTGAATTGGCTTGTAGCTTGCTCACGATTGTTAGCCAGACCTTGGTTGAGACCGTTCTGCAAGATATTGGTTTGTTCCAACGTGCGAAGCTGGTTATCAAAACCTTGCTGAGTAATCATTCCCTGAGTCTGGCAAGTGCTTTGATTGATCAACGAACTCAGATTGCAGCAGCAAGAGCTGATTTGATTTCCTATTTCACAACCTTGTTGTTGAACTGCGTTGATAACAGCCTGAGAAGTCATACCTACCTGACCGGCTACTTTATCAATAGCACCCTGTACGTTGCAGATAGCGTTCTGAAGTTGAGTAGTAGAACAGTTCAAAGCAGAAGCGATCTGATCTATGGCGCTACGATTACCTTGAATTGCTTGCATCAGAAGTTCACGACCGTAATCGTTATTCAACTGAGCCGGCAAACCATTGGCGCAACAATCACCGCCATTTCCAAAACCGTTACCGAAGCCGCGTCCACCCCACAGCCAGAACAAAACAATTATCCAGAGCCACCAACCGTTAGCCCCACCGAAACCGTCCTGGTTGTTACGACCGTTCATCAAAGCCGCCACCAGATTCGGATCCATTTTATTACCACCTATCAAATTAGCAAACATGCCGGGAATCATTGAAAGAAGACCGTTAGTGGCTGCACCACCACCGTTAGCCCCGGCTCCATCTAAAAGGACGATTTTATCACCACCCATAATTTTATAGTATTTAATTGTTAAACATACGTGCATGAAGCACGTAACAAAGATCATGATTGCAGGGTGGAACAAGGCTGAGTTTGTTTCCGATAAAATGGAAGGATTTTCAGTAAAAACGGAAATATAATATACAACGAGTAGTTTTCCCCATTTATGGGGAAAAATTGATAATCAGCAACTTTCGCTTTTCCTTTTTGGGTAAAGCGCTGTAAATCAAAACAGGATCCGCATCACTGCGAATCCTGCCTCAACTAATCTAAACTAAAATACCATGAAAAACTTTTCCCTACTAAAACTAAAGAACGAACAAATGTATGAAAATACATGCTTTTCACAAAGAATCCGTATCCTGTTCTTTGGTATGGTTAAGTACATGGGATATAGTTCTGATACTTAATCCGGTTTGATTTTGTATCAGATTATAAATATAGGATTTTGAAACTACAGTTCTTAATTGACCTAAATCATTCATAATGTTTTTATACATAAGATGAATGCTGTTGTTACGTTTGATGGTACTGATTCTCATTTCCTACTGTTATTAGTTACGTCCGGTTCTTACTTTTTCCTATTTCTATAATCCCTTCCTGAAACTAATATTGCAAACTTAATAAAAATAATTCATAAACAATGAAAATCTAACTTTTCTTGTATGTTATTGATATACGTGCATATATGAGAAAAGTGAGACTTTCACAAGCCTCACTTCCCAAATTATAACTATGAAAAAACTATATATATGTACACAAAAATTACCTACATTCCAATTTATTAAGATCATCCAATTCAGGCTTGCTTACGGTCATGTCTTGCGTCAAGCCAGATCTGTTTTGGTATGGAGCGTAATCAGTTTCTACCGTCTTAGCCTTCTGAGTAGAATCGTATTTCACCTCCGATTCGGTTCCTGTCAGATTTTGGTAGATAGAGCCGGAACTACTCTCGCTTACTTTAGACCATATCTTATTACCTACTCTTATAAAATTATCATAAATACCTTCTGCTGTTATAACACCATCTTGCTCTACGATATTAGAACCCGATTTTTCTTTTAACAAATACGGGTGCCTGGTGTAAAAATAGTGTTCAAAATCATTCCCAGCATACGAAGGGTCATACCTCTCCAAATAAAACAATTCTGATAAAGAAGGGTCGGTACTGGTCATGCTATAATCAAACAACATCAACCTGTCTTTTCCAGATAAAGATAATTCTATTGATTTCAAAATATCAGGATCATCAGAAATAAGACCCAAAGATGGACCAGGTTTGAAGTCAAGATACTTATAGGCATTATCATATAATTTTGTTTTATGGAGTTTGTTGTCAAGGTAAGATTGGTATAAATCGAATAAGGATAATGGGTTTTCGCTATCTTGTTTTTTGTTCATGTATCGACTATACTCCCGATCCACATCCACGTAAGGAACGTCAAGTACCGCAGGGTGCCCAAACGCCATCCTGGTCATTATCATGTCCTCTGTGTTCTGAGAATCCATGAACGATCTGACGTATTTTTTAATGGAAGCCATGAGCGTATTATTATCTACGTTCCGTACTTTCTCTTTATCCAAAACGCCGTTCTTAAAACAAGATTCAGGATATATTTTAGTAGAAAAATGAGTTAGGTTGTGCTTGGCTAATACTGTTGATATTTGATACATCTCGTTAAGATCATCTTTGCTGATCCTTTGATATAGATTATCTCCTACCTTAAGCAATGAATGTTTCTCAAATGCCTCTACTGGGTCTATATCGGATTCAGAATAAACGATATTCAAATTATCCATATACTCCGGCAATAATTCAGAATAATAATCTGTGCTATCACCAAGAACATCATCTATAGAAGATGCCAGCGTTGGAGCATAATTTACATCATTATGCCTGGCCACATAAATATCAAGATCCAGCATCAAATTATCTATCTTGTTCAAAGATTCTTCTGTGCCATCATAAGTTTCCGATGTCCCTATTATATCTATGCCAAACCACGTACAAGCCTCTTCTATATCCCATATCATGCTTCTTAAATCGGATTCGGTGTCGGCATTAGCCCTATGTAAATAAGCTGATATACGAGCTCTTAGGAACTCTATTTTGCCAGGATTGTAATAAGACAGATCTTGTAGCTTAGACAAGGATCTTCTCTTGCCTTCTACCACATCATCCCCTTCTATGTTTATTACCGGAATCTTATTCGTAGATGAGAACTCATCAAACATAGATTCGGCAAATTCTTTATCAGAAACGAATTTCTCAACCAGTTCAGGATATGAGTTTCTCAACGATTCAAAAGCAGATGAAAATTCAGAAAAGTTTTTTATGCCGGCTACTGTTTTGCCCATAGCCCAATAAAGCTCAGAAGGATTATATGGTACTTTTTTACCAAATTGGTTAAACACTCCCTCCTTGTAAACAATAGGACCATACTGATAGTCAACAGACATAAAATAATTATCCTTTTCCCTATCATGTTCGTTAATAGAAGAATCTATTAACTTTCTCATGGAAGTCGAAACCTCGTTTAAAACAGAAGGATCGGATAAAATACGACTTATTTCTGTTTCATCATACAAACCGGATCTCCTTAATTTCTGCTCATTCAGTATCAAACTGCCATCTACATAAAAATCGAAGAGGATAGCATTAGACAATGAAGACGCATTGAAAAAATAATGAGTAGACAAAAGGAAATCCCTTACATCCTTAATGTCCTGAGCCGTTAAAGGATCAGCAAAATAAGTCTGACGCTTCATATACGACAGCACGTCTTCTAAAAGAGGTTCGCCATTGGGATCGGTATTAAACATCTCCCCTGGAGCCGGGTTGTTCCAATGACCGTAATACGACAAAAAACCAGGAGTGTAAGCCTTAGCCCATACCTGAAGGGCCCGCTCGCTGTTTCCTAATACTTTTAAAGCACTTTCGTAAAGAACGGAAGGCTCCCCGTTAGGAGCCTTAACCCGTTTTATTTCATTTTCCTTTTTTTCTATCTGACATTTGACACCCATTGTAATTAACTTTTTTGCAAAGTTAATTATAAAACCGACTTATACAATGACGGATCCCAAATTCCTTCTATATAAATCTCCGGAAAACTCAAACTGCCATCACGAAGAGTGGTGACTTCCAAGCTGGGAATGTTGAAAACAGTACTGGTATCACCAAACTCACCATTCAACTTGATAGCATTTCCGCTGTTATTAGCCTCATAATAAAAATAACAATAATTTTCATTAATGCTTGGATCATATTCGTACCAATATGTTAGATCTTGTATATGATCTTCTATGTTACCAATTTTGTTTTCACCTAATATAAAAATACCATTATTGCTATGATTATAAACCATAGATTCATAACCACCATGATTCCAATTACTATCAAACATTATGTAACTAACATCAGAATCATGATCTTTTAATACAGGTCCTATATGTATATGAATTTTATTAAACTGACATACATAAGGTCTTTTTCCTCCAAGCCTTTTTATCTCTTCATTAGATAACTTATTATAACATCCTCCCACGAAATTATCCGCAGCATTAAAAAATCTCCTTCTCATACTCAACACTCTTTATTTAACTCATTTATCGAATCCGAATTATCAGAACCTTCTACGAGATTCTTATTCCTATCTATCTCTTCCTGGCTCATATTACTAATCATATTTTGTATTTTCCTACCAGATTGAGATAAAGAACGGATGAATGCGCTGGAACTTATCTTAACTCCAAGATCCGGTTTTGCCCTAAACGCTTCACCGGTACTGATATTATACAAATCATACACACCTGAGTTCATATAGAATTTATATATCCAGTTTCCACCAGCTTTTTTGTACCCTAATTTGGTTAACTCGACTACACTCATACCAAATTTAATGCCATTACGACCCATTATCTTCTCCGGTATAGGTTCTACCTTAGCCGGAACAGATGTATATGCTTCATCGCCGCCGTACAGGAAATAAGGGGTTGTCACCCTTGATATGTGAGTAAGCGACTCTTCGGATATACGAGGTTCGTCTTTCGCAGCCTTAGATCCTTTCCTTAGATTGGATATTCTAATAAAAGGATCGTATGTCAAAAAGGTTAAGCCGTATTCTACTTTATAACCTGATACGCCGTTAAGGTCCCTTATAGCCTTAGTCGTATGCGAGTGATTGATGGTGTCTATACCATACCTTGATTCCATATCGGTCATAATACTATTAACCTCATCTCCCTCTACATAAACCTCTTCTCCTTCCGGGATAGAGGTTATGCCGGCAGCCCTTCTAAGTAGCCATAAAGTAACTTCAGCAATGTCAGAGAACTTATCTCCGTTCTTCCTATAGTTATCTACTCTTCCTTCTTCAGATCCAGGTAATTCGACATTTCTTTCAACTTCGACATTTGTTCTGGATTGTCCTTTGCCTTCTCCATCTCCCTTTTTATCGCCATCTTCCTCAGTGCGTACTGCACCGCCTTCTGCACTTCCTTCTTTTCCATCATTTAAAATATTATCTGATTCTGACTCTATAGACTCCACGACAGCATCATACTCTGGTATGCCGCTAAGGAAATCTGCTACGTTATTCAAAAACTCTATTTTTTCCTCGTTTGTCATATCAAGGCTTTCCACGGGCTCCCATATGGCAGGCAAGTTGTTTGATTTTATTGCAGTAGAAACATCTTCTACAGTTTTATTATCCACCGTAGGCAAAACTTTAGAAACCAAACTATTGATATCAGATTCCATTTTTTCTACTTCCTCTTTTGTGCCATATTCTTTTAGGGTATCCATGCCATTGACTCTAAGAGAATAATTCAAAGCCTTGCTTGGAACAAAATTAATATATTTCAAAAAGTTTTTCAACTCTGATATAATTTGTTCGTCAGATCTTGGCCCAACATAATCAACCACCACCTGATCTGTTTGAGAACGAAGCCAAGAAACGTATTCTTCTAAGGTCTTACCACCTTTACTGGAAGGAGTGGATATTTTATCACCTACTGTTCCTTTAGGTTCTAATCCCATTTCTTCCTTAAGGCTTTTAGGATTACCTCTCTCACGAAGAAACCTCAAATCACCTCCTACAATCTTCCTTGCTATAAAATCAAAAATATTAGCATAAGACGGCAATCCTTCTTTTTCTATATGAGATTCTATTTCGTTTAACATAAGAGAGAAGTTTTTCCTGGAGGTACGCTTCTTGCCAGGTAAAGACCGCGCAGCTTGTGCCGCAGGAGTCGGCTGAGCTAATGGCGCCGGCTGAGTCTCCCGGACAGCCCCTTCCTCTGGCATTTCCTCTTCATAAACATCCACGTCTTCTTTAGAAGTAACGGTCTTACCCTCATCAGAGAAAGGAAGATCATCCTCTATAAGCGATTTAGGTCTGGAAGATGATTTACCAAACTGAATCCTGATCTTAGGAGCAACAAACATCTCACCTTCGAAATCTATTCCAGATTCTACTTCAGACGTCACAATGTCTTTCACACTCCTACTTCCATCTTCTACCCACTTAACAACATCAGGAACTGTAGATAATTCTTCTATAGCCTCACGAGCTTTTCTAAGACCTGAAATAGGATTCAAATACGATACTTGATACGAAGCCGGATCAAGACCTAACTTGGTTAGATACGCATTAAGATCTTGTATATCATCTTGACCCATCTGTAGCAATTCAGAATCACCAGATTCAAGCAGCATATCTATAAAAGACATCCATTTCTGCCCTTCCTCTGATTCTACAGAACGTAGGCTAACTGGGAAAAGATAATTAAGACCGTTTTTACCTTTGATGACAACTACCGGAACTCTTACATTTTTGTAATTATTCCCCTTGTCATTTAATATAGAATAAGCAAATGGGAAGCCTGTGTATTTAGATCCGTTCTTAAGCACGACTTTGCCATTTAATACATATCCGACATCAGATACTTTTTCAGCACCTTTTTCGGTAATAGGGAGATTTTCTATCTGGCCATATCCTTGACCGTTCACCTTCATGTTAAACACCGGTCTTCCGGGAAGGGTCTGGGCAACAACATGCGTGCCGACGCCGATGGTAGCCGACCGGCCGGCGTCCTTCTTCCACTTGTTAAAAGCCGTTCTTCTTATTTTACTTATACCATCTATGCCTCCTGTATCAGCTTTTACAACAGAAACGAATCTGTTCCCACTCATGACCTTGATAACCATATTGGACACCAGTTTATTCTCAGCAGATTCTATTCTTTTTTTATCGCCGGACTGAACAGCATCATTGTATTCGGCAAAAAGAGACTGATTATAAGTATCATTTACATCTATTTCGAGATTAACCTTATCTCCTTTTTTCAAAGAAGATAATGCTTCCTGATCTATTTTATCTACCTCATTCTCTCCGAATCCGACACCCGTTCTGTACGGAACCAATTCATCTGAATCAAGACGCTTATAAACCAAAGAATAGGAATTACCCACGTCCTGAATAGACACGTCTGTGTAACGGTTAAGAACACGAGCCGATTCTTTGTCTATAGACCATCTCGCATGATAAGGCAGTTCAATTATAGTAGCCGTTTCTCCACCTATGTTAAGAGAATACCTTTTAGTACCATTAGCGTTCGTTTCAGAGCTTATTTGAATAGGAACCAATGATTTTATAGAAGATATAAATTTATCGGCTCTAAGACCTGCAATTTCATACCTTTCATTGCCGTCATTGGAGATTCTTCTTACCATCAACGTCTCTGGATTCTGGGCGCTATCTATATTGGCTCCCGGCGTATTATCAGATTCGTCTAATTCATTTACAAGAGAATCTATATTAGCATCATCCTCCCCAAAATTACTTAACGTAGATTCGGAAATACGACCTTTATCAATAATCCTGTTTTGTTCGATATAAGGAAGGAGATCCGTGATGTTTCCAACCTGGCCAAGATCTTCTATGGTAAATACCGAATCGGCAAGCTTATCTTCGTCAACTTTCTCCCCTTTGTCCCGTCTGTTCATTATATCAACATACGAAGAAATAGCATCATCAAGTTCCTTCCTTTGATCTGGTTCCAAATTGGATTTAGCCATATCAATAATAGCTTTATTATCCTCATACACAGATCTCGGACTTGTAAGCCTATCAGCCTTTTCAGATAATGATTTTATGAGATTAACGGGACTGTCACCCAAAGACGATACATAATCATCAAAATCTTGTTTGTATTTATCATACACATCTTTTTCTCTCTCAGTAAGAAGATCGGCATTACCTGTATATAGTTTATCAATTATAGACTGCCTTACGGCCGGAACCATAATAGGATTATCCATAGCAGCCTCATAATCTTCATCCGATACAGACTCCGTAAGCGGTGACTCTTTTATATCATCTTCTGCTTCCTTCATCCTATCTTCCCTTACTTTATCAAGAGCATGCATAAAAGCCTTGATAGTCCAAGCTTCGTCTTCCGAAATCTTACCTTCTGACACAGCTTGATCTACTACCTCATCAGTGTCATATTCACCAACTTTATTAGACTCTGCAAAATCAGGAACCTTGTCATCCCCTTTATAAGGAGTAGACCATAGAGAAGACAGCGCTTTTGAAAACCCCCTGTTTTCCTCAGCTAAGAATCTTTTATCAAGCATCTTAGACAAGAAGTTATTCATATTCCTATAGTCCATCAAACTTCTTCGGTATTCATTTACCAAGGATCTCATGGCTTTGTCTTTGGCTGTAAACTTCTTTTCCTGTCTTGATTTTACATTAAAATAATCATCAAAAGCCACAAGCGTATCATAGGCTTCTATCACATCTTGTGAACTTATGGGAGAAAGAGGAGATGATAAAACAGATTCGGTTTTACTTACCAGCTCTTCTATCGAAAACTCTTTTCCTATTAACGTTGATAACTCAGACAACGAATTGTTGTAATTGGTTCTAAGGCTTTCCAATTCTTTGGTTTTTCGTTGTATGGATTCAGCTTGTGGATCTTTCCCTTCTACGTTGCGAGGGCGGGTAGCAAGATCTTCTATTTCGGATTCAAGTTCTTCTATTCTTGACCGTATGCCACGGATAGCCATCGCCCGCTCCCTTGCCCTGTCCGACAGCCGGGAGAACGTACTTAGAGCATCCACCACGCGAGGCTGCCCCGAAAGCGTTTCTATGACAGAAGCTATGTCTTTCATTCTTGATTCCGATTGAAGACCAAGAAAAGCATTACGAGCCACGTATTTCCTAAACTCAATCTTAGAATCATCACCTATAAGATCTTCGGCAAAACTCTGGGCAGATCTGAAATCCGAAAGACGATTATTATAATTATCAATAATAGAGTCCTTGTATTTCTTTGCCTCTTCCAAAGACATTCCATTAGCTTCGGCTATTTCCGAAATAGGCATCATATCAATCATCTGCCGGAAATTTTCAGCCGAATCCTCTAAGGTTCCCATTTGGTTGTCAATAGACATCTTTTCAAACATAGCATCATCAAGCTCCTTACCAGTCATAGACTGGGCATCGGAACGAACTTGAGGCCCTAAACTCATTGATTTTTTCAACGTATTCAAAGCCGCCGTGTTAAGATTAGAAGATGCTTTGTTATATTCATTCACTTGCCTTTCCAGCAAGATCTGACTATTACTATACTCTTTCACCCCAAAGAAGCCTTCCCTCATACCAAACAAAGAACCGATAATAGCACCGATTCCTATTTCAGTCCATCCTTCTTTAGACGTATATTGCTTTTTAAATCCTTCAGAAATAGCATCAAGAACATCAACGGCTCCGTTCATGGCTACATTATCATATCTTGACTTAACATATTCCTCAGCCGTATTCTGAACAGCACCTTGAGATCCTTCTTCCCATAAGCCTTCGGACACCGGCCTTTTCATGATATTGAAAACATTGCCTGCTATCTTTTGTCCTATATTGGGATTGGTTATTTTAATAGCCATCTCTCCCGGCTTCGCAACTTCCGTCCCTAATCCAAATAAATGCTTGTTGAGCTTCTTTTCCAACCCTGGTATAGCCTTGCCTCCTAACCCTATATACTTACCAAAAAGAAGCCAGTTAGATAATCCTACTATACCCATATTGGCGGCAAATATAGCACTACCTACATCAGCATTAGAATTACGAAAAACAGCCATTTCCTCTGCATTGGGATCACGACCATAAATCTTACGATAATAATCCTTGAAATCAGACTCGGATTGCTTCATAAAAGAATTTGCTTCAACCGATGACTCGAATCCGGCACTGGTAGCCAACAACGTCATGGTCTTAGCCGCCTCCCCTACATTTCTTCCGGTAGCAACTCCTTTTCTTACATAGTCGTTAAACACGCTTTTAAGGCTTCCTATGCCCCTATTGGCGGCTTGCCTTGCTGCCAACTTAGCTCCGATTCTTCCACCTAATTTAGCACCTATATTGCCCAATGATCCAACTCCAAGTCCTCCGGTCATGTACGCTGATATCATGGCTCCTACGGTAAAAGACATTCCGTTACCAAGGACATCATTCCATGAGAAATTACCGGTATCCTTAAAAAGCTTCTGACCGAAATTATAATCTTCTACCTCTTTCTTGTAATAATGGGGAAGAAGCATGTCTATTTGCTGGTCAAGATCACCTACAAACTTATCCATGTTAGTGTTTAACGCAGCTTTGTAACTTCCCTCAGATGCCATATTGATAAGTTTGTCAGGCAATGACACAACTCCTTGTGCACCGTACAATGCGGATTTTAAAGCGAATTTGCCTACACCATTCCAAAACTTACTCCATCCGCTCTGTCTCCTGGCATAATAATCTTCATTGTTTATACCCGGAATATAGTTAGAATATTTTGTACGCCATACCCCATCATTACCCATCTGATGACTTTCACGGATACTTACCTTCGGTCCATAGGGATTAAGAGGCGGCGGGGCAGGTGTAGCCCCCCTGTAGCTGTTACGAGCCAGTGCCTCTGAGTAGCTGTTGCTTATCTCCTTGGCTATATACGGTTCTTCGTATTCGGCAGCAGCTATCCTTGATGCGTAATCCGGAAATTTAGGTTGGGCATACACACCTTCACCAGGCATATAATTAGGAACCAGAGGTGTTGTCGTCTCTGGTAATGTAGCCGGAGTGTAATTCTCTTCTTCGGCTAATTTCCTTTGCCTTGCCACATCTTCGTAAGTGGTTTTAGCAGCAGGATTATATCTATCTATATTATTGTCAGCCATAAATTTTCTGCAAAAAATCGTTCAACTTACTAAACTTGTCATTCATATTGGGCGTGATATTTATTCCTCTCATATACGGATCCCTCATCTGATCAAGACGTTCTTGAACAGCCTCCTTCACGTATTTTACAAAGAAGTACTGAGGACACTTCTGGTGAATGCTATTCCAGTAATCCGCATACTCATCATTACCTGGATCCAAAGGAACAAAATCCGAGAACAACAATGCAGGATTTTTAGAATTTTTAGTCCTTTTGTCATAGAAATTGACAGCTACCTCTCTTGAACCCCTATCGTCCATTCCCTCCAACTGAACTGATATATTATCAGACATGTCAATAAAATTATCAACAAGGGTTTTAACAACATTCATTTCTTCTGGCTTAAGGTAAGAACCATGAACCTTTACTATATCATAAAGATCATTCTTAACATCAGCCTTAGAAGCCAAACGGGGAAGGCCATTACGTATAAGATACTTATCATAAGAATAACCTTCCTTCTTTCCGGTATCTACAAAATCACAGGTTTCAAAACTTGATTTGTAGCCATCTACCGGATAATTGCGCTCCTCGACCGAAGGATCTATACCCGCCTTAAGAAGCTCGTCATTCGTAATCTCAACCCTTTCTGTAACATAAGAATTTTTACCGGAACCTACTTGAGCAGTCAAAAATCTTCTAACAGTGCCATTATCTATCTCGGCATCCATATTAATGGTATTAATAGCAGTAGGATCCAGATTATTTACCTTTCCTGCCATGTAACCAGACAATCTTCTAAACTGAGCCTTCTGCAAAGACTTTTCCGGTGAATCGGCATTCCAATTGTATCTTTTGTAAGAATCAAGGTAATGATACTGAGATAACTTATCAGAAATCTGATCGGGAGATACAGACATTTTTATCTCATCCTGCATCTGACCTGCTATCATATCAGACACCCTACTGTTTTTCTCAGCATATCTTAGCTGGGTAATAGTCAATGGTTCACCTTTCTGATAATCTTTTAAATCTATATCACCATCCTTATCTATGGTCATATAATCAGATATATTAAAATCAGGATCGCCGTTGAGTTTCTTCATTCCATTAATAAGAGCCAATGTACCAGTAGAGGAACCATTATTCTCGCTTGTAATAGCATCAGATATGTTTTTCCCCAACTTGCCGGCACTCACCTTAGCTCCTAATGACGGAGATATAGCACTAAGAATATCTATTCCTCTTGAAGGGTCCATCATGTATTCTCTGAACCCTACGGCATCAGATACACCAGTTGTTATGGCTGTGGCGAGCAGGAAGGCTCCAGCCTTATCATCTGTATCGGTAAGATTTATAAAAGAATTTCCTTTCATAAACTTAGCATTACGAACTTTACTGATAATATCCTTATTTTTTTTAGTAACTATATTATCTATTTGATAATCAGTTATGTTATTTATAGCCTTTGCAGCTCCATTTGCCTTAGAATCAGAAAGAAGTAAAGCATCATAAGCTTCAGACAATCTGTTATTTCCTTGTCCGAAATATCCGTTTTTCTGACCTCCATTATTTTTTAAATAAGAATATATCCGTTCTTCAGGAGTCATATTAGCATACAATCCTGGGTCAGTTTTTTCTTCTTCGTATGATGCTGCAACGATATTACTTCTGTCTGTAGGAGATAATGAATTATATAATTTCAATAAATTTGCTCTACGCTCTGTGGAAGAAGATGTGAGTTGTTCATAAGGGATATTAGCCAAATTAACAGATCCTATCTTACCCGTTCCAGAATTGATAGCCGTAGGCCCGTCCATAGGAGCCATCGGCACTCCTACACCGCCTGCTCCTCTTGTGCCTCCGGATGAGCTTTCAGTGCCCATCTTGGAACCGTAAGTACGCATGTATTCGGTTTCAATCTTAGCCTGTGCAAGTTGCTCTTTTGCCAACGATATTTCAACCATAGACTTAGCATTATCAGTCAAAAACTTTTGCTGAGCCCTATCCTCTGCCAACCTTGCAAAATAAAGATCATCTTTCTTCCTTTCAAAACTTGTATTGTCGTATCTCCATGCATCAGTCATCTTATCGAAAAGATTATTGGTAACAACAAAATTAGCAGCCGCTACCGGATCTGATGAAGCTATTATCATATCTGCCTCCCTCTTGGCTTCTGCTTTCTGATTTTTAGCTTCCTGTATCTGACTGTCAATACGATCAATAATATCCTTATTATCCCCTACTGATTTCTTTTTTGCTTCCAATGCTCCTATGTGCCTATCGTATCTTTCGACATAAGACCCAATGTATTGACTAACCAAATCCGGATTACTGAACACCGGATTGGTAGCTGCCATGTATGATGCTTCTATTCTCATCTGATTCCTCATGTTTTCAGATAAGTTAGCAGACACAAAATTCCTTATCTGGGAATCAGTAAGCTCATCTACGTTGACTTCTATGATTCCACCAGTAGGATTACCTTTAACATCATATTCTGTTGTCTGAATCTTCTTGCCTTCGTTGTTTTTCCTAAAATCACTGACCAGCTTATTTATCTCCTTAGTATAATCGACATAAGGAGAATAATGAAGACCTCCCAACCTTGATCCTGCTTTACCATCTGACCTCCATTTGTAATAAGGGTCCAAAGCATGCCATTCATTAATAGGAGAATAAAGTTCAGGATGATTCTGTTTTATAGATTCTATTTCCTTCATAACCCTCTTGCCTTCTTTTGTGCCGGCAATCGCGTTAATGACCGTATCATCTAACACCGAACTTATCTCTCCTTGTATGGCTCTCGTAACACCATCAGAAGAAAGATCCACGCCTTTGAATTTTTGATTGATGTTAGCAATCACACCTGACATCTTATCTTCCATATAAGCGCGGGCTTCAGGCTTATCTATCTCTTGACCCATAAGATAATCTACCTGGGTATAGATCTTTTCACGAGCAGCATCAACCTTCTGCTGTTTGTACATCATGACGTCCTTAACAAGATCTATGTTGTAAGGACTAACATACGGGGCATATTGCCTTAAAATACTATACTGTGAAGCCACTATTTGGTCCTCCTTCTTCTTTTAATTTCATCATCTTCTTCATTTAAACTTCTCAAGTAAGGTGTGGAATAATCACCCATATTCATCACATCCTGATTACCTTGAACGTAAATAATTTGACCACTTGGAAGCATTCTCATATTTGGAGCTATGGAAGCTATGGTATTCAACGATGTACGAACATTGAACTTATTCTGTATCTCGCTGTTTATACTATCATAATAACGAGCAAGATTTTCATCCCTTATAGCCATAGCCTTCAATAATCCAGATTCATAACGTTGCCTTTCCGCTATGTTCTTATCGTCTGTCTGAACATAAGCCATTTCATTGAATCTATCAGCTTCGTTTATTTGCCTTGCGTTATTGAAATTTACTTCGTTAATGTACTTGGCTATATTGCTTCCGGCTATGGCGTTCATATTAGCCAGAATAGCGGAGCGCTGGGAGTCGGGCACGTCACCTACTGCGTCCAACTGAGCCGATGTCGCGCGGTTGAGCTCGTTGATATACTGATCAGCAGATTGCAGAACAGGATCTATTCTCGGAGCCTGATGCCTTTCCAATCCCTCTATCTCTAATCCGGTATCAAGCATCCTCAACATCTCAGGGAATATAGGACCTGATAAAGCAGGATTGACACCTTTTCTTCCTTTTGTATCATCTTCTTCCTCAGCTTCCGTTTCTACAGTAGTATTAATAACAGGATTTTCTTTCTTCACTTCTATCCTGCCTGGAGAACCTGGGTTGGGAGATTTAGCGCCGGTTCCTACAGGTTTAGCTTCTAAAACAAAGTCTGTTTCTAACATCAAACCGCTATCTTTTAAAGCAGCAAACTTATTATAATCGGCACCCAGAATCTTCTTAGCTGCATCAGATTTATCACCAAATAAGTCAACATAATTCTTTATCCCTTTTTCGTTCAACAATCTCTTTTGTTCAGGAGTAACTACATCCAATCCATAAAATGATCTGGTTGCCGTAGTTTGCCCAAATTTGTCATCTACGGCAAATGAGTTATATGCCGATTTACTTCCTTGGTCGTACTTACCAGCATCTTCTCCCCAAAATCCGTATTCGTCTCTAAATTTCTTGGCTTTTTCGGCATTGGCTATAGCACCTGATTCTGCCAAAGCCCATAGGTTGTTTAGTTGGCTATTGTATCCAGTCTGGAATCCTTCTGTATTAAAATCTCCATCCGTATTGTATTTATTAGCCCAACGGTTAATATCAAGCAAATTAGAAATAGCTTTGTTGTTTACCCTACCATAACCGGAACTGCTTCTGTGTTGCAGATTTTGATTAGAATTTACACCAGAATCAGGATTAAGGATCTGCTCTCTGTCTGCAACATCTACTATAGACATATTAAGAGCACGTCCAAACTGCTTCATTAAAAGCTGCTGTACTTTCTTACCCCACTCTATTTGCTCTTTGGTAGGGCCGCCTTCAGCCATTTTCCTAACTCTCTTTACATACTCATCGTATATCCAATTTTTAGCATCAGATTCAGATACGTTAAGAGCCTTAGCCTGCTTTCTTACGGCATTTAAATCAACCTTTCCGCCATCTCTAAAGAAAGCATCTATCTTTTCTTGGCGCTTGGATTCCTCTTGTTTGTTATAGACAATATCAGCAAAAGACCTGAATTGCACCTCAAGTTCGTCTATTTCCTTTTGATTATCATTTACGTACTTGGAAAGAATAGACTTATTCAACTCAGAAGTATTTTTATCCTTAACATCCTTATTCTTTTCCAGCCTCTTGAAAACACGTTCCTGATCATCATACTTTTCGGACAATCCTATTTTTTTCTTGTACCTATCAAGAAGCGTAGCATATGTATCTTTTTCCGTAGCTCTAATGCCATAATTTTCCCTTACGTAAGAAGCAAAATCATCATCAATAGTACGGTAATCTGAAATAATATGAGCTTCTGGCAAATCAACGGGAGTGCCGCCGTCTTCATGCCTGTTACCTTTTGCCTCCATAGGACCAACATCATCCGGAGTCGAAACATATTCTCCTTTTTCTATCTCAACATTAGCATTATCCTCCATAGATTTAGGAAGAGGGTAAATGTATTCTCCTGTCAAATCGGAAGAATCTATTCTCTGTCCATTTCCGAGGTTAACACCACCGCCTTCACGTTCCCATCGGATAAACTGCTGCCGGCGCTCTTTTTCGAGCTTTTCCCTCGCCGCCTGCTCGTCTCTGCTGGCTGCATACGCAGCAGATGAAGCTCCCATGATATTACGAGTAAGACCTAATCCTAAACTAACACCGGACAAGGCAGCTTGAGCCACATTAGCACCGACCTTATTACCGGCTCTTATCCGACCAAGACTTGTACCGAACATTTGAGCTCTGCCGGTTAGATCAGGTGAATAATATGGGGTAGTCATAGGATCAAGAGGATTACCATCTTGGGAACGTTTTTCTTTAGAGGAATCAGCATCAACACCACCTAAATTCATTGCATTATCAACGACTGATTTCTCTACGTTTTTAACCATGCCCCTATTATCAGCGAGATATCCTGCATATCCTGCATCATGATTTTCAAAAAACGGATCGGATGTAGGCATACTACTAAATGGATTTATCTCCCCCTCCTCTGTTTCTAAAGTCACATCAGAAGGCATATATATATTCTGAATATCAGATTCACCCCATTTATTAACAGGCGTTCCATAATCAAGAATAGGCTGAGTAGAGGATACATTAATATCCTGTCTCTTATCCTGAACACTACCGCCAGGAGCGAATATCGGACGATTTTTTATGATTCGTAATCTCATACTATCTTTTTTCACAAAGATAAGAGAAACGAACGAGAAAATCCAACGTTATGGGATACGTTTAAAAATCAATCATGTACGGCAGACAAACCGCCCGAATCAGGGTCGTACTTAAGACCGCATGCCCGGCGATAGTTCTTAAGCGCTCTCTTGTACAAAAACAGCACTGTCTTGGAAACTATTTTCTTCATAGATTTGGTTAAAACCTCTTCTGTTGAAACAGACATCAGACAGCTATTCAAAAACGACCTGACATTGGAACCGAACAAGATCTTCACCATTTTTCTAAACGTTCTAAAAAGATATGATGCAGAAAGAGACTTTAACCCATTGCGAACCAGTCTCTTATTCAAATACGAAACAGCCTTTTCAGATAGACAGAGCCTATTCTTTCCTTCGCTATCTACCTCTGATGAAAACCACGAATATAAAGTGGTAGGATGTTTCTTAAGGTGATTGATGAAGGAAGTCATTATCCCTTCTTTTAAGGCCCTTTTGTGGGCTACGCATGCAGCAATCTTCTCTTCTCTTTTTAAAGAGCTGTCAAGGCATCTAAACACCGTCCTATCGTCTCCGATGAAATACTGAGGACGTTCTTCCTTGAACTTAGCCCGATAAGCGGCATATCCTTCCTTACGAAGCATATCTATCTGAGACCGGATATAGAACCTTACACACTTTTCTTCAGCCTCTTGCACGCTTTTAAGATAAGGAACTGACTTTCTCCCATATCGAAGATAATCATAAACCATAGCCTCAATAAAGTCATTGTACGGAAAGAATCTTCCAAATCCAAAGTTCCAAACTATGAAACATCGCACTCTATCTTTCCAGTAATCAGATATGAGAAAATTACTACAATATCTCAACTTCCTGTTTTTCTGATAGAAATGATGAGTATGTTTGTCATAAAATAGATTAAAATATCTCAAATTGCCTAAACACTGACCGGCTGGACGGCGTACTACATTGTACCCTAAGTTGCTGAAGCTATTGTATATAACTTCTATCGGAGAGACCTGCTCTTTCTTGAAGAGCTTGTCGTGTAACTTGTGAGGATTCATTATTTCAGTTATTTTTGTCTCCATATTGTTTTTGTTGTTTAGTGCAAATATATGATTTTATATAAAAAGAAGAAAATGCACTGCCTTGTATCCGGTTTGAGAGAAATAGGATACAAGGTTTTTTATTTTATGACGGTTTGGATAAGAGACAGGAAAACGACTCTGAACGTAACCGGCTGACCGTCAGTGGTGGGACAACAAATCTTGAATTAAAACTACGCCTATGAATAGTCTCCGTTTTCCTTAATATTAAGACCATTTTCAATGATCTTACTCATTATATTATTTATATTATTTTATATACTTTACCATTTATTCATATAATTGTTTACAGTGAATGAACTTAACGACCGAAGGGAGTTAAGTGAGTGAACGGATTGACAAATTATTTTTTCCGTCATCGTATTGTTCGCCTAATTGTGTGAAAAGATTGAGTATCGTGACCGAAGGGAACGATGCGAAAGAACATATAACATTTAAAAAACGACTGAACCTATCTACCGAAGGGAGATAGGTGATGGAGTGACATTAATAGTTATATTAAGTAGCCAGTGGAGAATTAGGCAGGTAGTAGGCGAGACGGGCTCCCATGCCCGTCAGGACAGTGGAGGTACGTAGGTCTGTTCTGTTAAACCAAGGCGATGATAGTTCCATCCTTCACGAAATCGCACAAAAAAGCCGGATTATCTTGATATCGTTCTTCAACCTTCGGTATCCGCATAACGAGTCTCAAATCCGGCTTCGCTTTATTAATATGAGAAATAAAACAATCTTGTTCTAATTATCAGTGACGCCTTTAATGCGAAGTTGTATATTGGGAAGCACGGCATTAATCAAAGCCATTTTCTTATCCTCTTCGCTTTCTTTTTGATGCTGTCTATACATCATGCTGTAATCAATGTCATCACCATCCTTTTTCCCGTCTAACGTCAGTAAATGATTTATGATGTCTTTACCATACGTTTCAGTCCATGTACGGAATCTCTCTTCCTCGGACTGTCCCTCCTGGGACTGGGCTTCCGGGTTAGGGAGGGCGGCTGCCACTTCTACCTCTGGAAGTGTTACCAATGCTGCTATTTCTCCATCATCTCCGAATCCCATTTGACCATACAAAGATACGGAATTTTCTTCAATTTCCAAACCAAGATTTTTAGCAACCTCCATAGCATAATTATAACGGTCATCGTTTCTTATAACACTCTTATGAGGACGTCCTGCTCCTTGGTTCCAAGCTACTACAGCATCTTTAAGGTTATCGGCGTTCATGAAGTCCTGCCGGCTGTAGTTGTAATACCCTGGTCCTTCTTTTCCTTTTCTTGTGTATAAAAAATTAGAATATCCGGTTTTCCCTTCGTATTCATCAGCTAAGAACTCAAGTTGGTCTTTGAATGTTGGTGTAGAATGACCTTTCTTTTTGGCGTGCTTGAATAGCTTATCCATGCGCTCATTATGCCATTGCTGTATGCCGTATGATGTTCTGTTGTCTCCGTATATGTCATCTTTAAGACCGGATTCAGCCATGAGATTACCTATGATAGCAAGCGCCTGTATCTTAGACATGCCTCTTTTATTAGTAAAATATTCATATGCTTCACGCTGTTTACCAACCACGCCACCTTCTTTCTTGATATTGGTATTGTATCTCTTTCCATTCCACGTAAATTCCTTAAGACCTCTTTTCCTGGCTTCTTTAAAGGCTTCGCCTCTTGTAGTGGAAATCGGGTCTTGTAATTCAAGATCGTTTTTTATACCAAGAATGGCATTAATAATATTATCATCCTTTTTATCATCATCATCTAATTTATCAACATTATTCGAAACGTAAGATTGGCTTATTAAATTTGATACGCTTTTTCTATTTTTATAAGTTCCTTCTTTATCTGATGGAGCTTCAAAAGCATACACAAGTGGATACGAATAATCCGTATCTGGATCTTCTGACATAAATTCGCTTACTGCATGAATGGCTTTATTGTATTTAGTATCCTTTATACTATACATCCCAGCATCTTGAACATGATCATAAAATCTGTCTATCATGTAATTGATATATCCACGCTTATCCCCCTTAAATCGCTCTTTATCTTTTTCAAACTCTTTGGGTGGATATCTTTTATCGGATTCTTGGAAAAGTCCCTTAAACCCTCCATAATCAGATACGGCATAGGGATTACCACCAGATTCTTCAATAATATTTCCAAGTACGGCTTCTATCTGGCGTTGATTGAAACCTTTATCATATAAAGCATCATAGATCATATTCATTCCATCTACGTCCATAGTGCGGTGCGTACCCTTACCCACGCGCTTCATATTTTCATATTTGGATTTGAATAAATCCCAATCTATTTCCGGCTTAGAAGAATCCCCTCCTTGTTTTTTAGATCTTATCTTCATTTTTTTATCCAGATCATTCTTGGAATCAATGGCGGATTTCAACAAAACCTTGTTTGGATCATTCTCTTCATATGGATTCTTATCTTCTACATAATCCAGAATATCAAACGGGTATCCTATTGTATCAAGAATCTTAGTAACAATCCCTACACCAAGAGGTTGATCGCTTCTATAAAAATCATACTTATCTTTTACGACCATCCTACCTCTATCATCACGGTACATAGTGAAACTTGATAAGCCTGATAAATCATTTAAATCGCCGTAAGCATCTGGTATAAAATTGTATTCGTTAAATACCTGATGTTCTCCAGTTCTGGCTTTTTTTAAGAGATCTATACCCTCTTCTACCATTCCAAGTTTCCTACTTGTTACATCCCTTAACTCCTCCAAATCAGATACGTCCTTGCCTGCAACTTTTCCATCAATTATCTTATTATCTAAGGAATCAAGCTCCTTTCCATATTTTTTAGCCATTTTCTCCCACCCACCATTTATCCTGTCAGATATAATGGATTTGATATTGTCTGGTATTCTAACAATCCCGTTTTCCTCTTTCAGGTTATTTGGTTGGTTTAAGAATCTAAACCAAAGATTCTGACTAAAATCATCTACATTGGCTTTCGGAACATCTTGACCAAAAAATTCCATTATTTTGGTTTTCAATCCTCTTTCATTGGCATACACATCAGGTGTTATATTAGATGCCAGATATTCTCTAAGTTTTACAAATGGACCAATTTTATTCCATAATGTTTTTGGTCGTTTGTCATTTACATATTTTTTAGTTTTCTTTGCCATCTTTTTCTTCCTCCTTCTTAAACTTATGGTAAGCACCACAAACCTTATCAACCAACCATCCCATTAGATAAGCAGCGTGCTCATCTTCTCCGGCGTCAAAACTGTAGTTAATATTAAGATACTTACAATAAAGGGAAAGACCATGCAGACATTCGTGTCCTATGGTTCTCACATCCATGTCAGACAGCGAATGAAATAAGAAACATATTTCTTTCCTGTGATTGGTTCGGTTTTCCACGAAAATAGTTCTGCCGCCATAATCGTCAGTCCATCCTTCCCAGCTCTGATCTTCTACTTCCAAGTTGGCGAACGTCTTTGCTATATACTCTTCATCTGCTCCAAGCAATACCCTTACATTATAGGGGTATATATCATTTTTATATAATACTTGTTTCATAACAAACTGTTTTTCAACAAAGGTAAATAAAATAGCCGAAGAATGCCACCATTCATTCTCCGGCTTATTATAATGGAAATCTTATTATGAAAACAATACAAATGTAAGATTTATATTTTTATCTTCTTAATTTCCTCAACCATATTCTTATATCCGCAGAACTTGCTGTTAATAACATCGAAAATAGATTCTGACCAGCCAGCTATGTTCAAGATATTAGATCCTCTGTAAAACATCTCACTTCCATATCCTTGAATAGAAATAGAAACGATCTTGCAATTTGGATTCACTTTCTTGAATCCTTTCAAAAGTTCGGCGAATTTACCATATTCATAATTGGAACTTTTCTCCCATACAATAGATTCGCCATCTCCTATCTGCATATCTGAAATAACGTACAAGTTATCTACTTTGATCTTATCTTTAACGCACTTTTCCAAGAATGCAAAAAGACCGTTTTCGGTAGCACCACCGCAATCTCCTCCGGCAGTAAAAGATTTTTTGTTGTTCCACAAAACACCTCTGCTTCTATCATATTCGTAATTGATAAGTTTGTCACCAAACATACCAATAAATACGTCAGGAAGCACAGAAGCAATCATACAGCCAAACAAGTTACCAATGACAGCCGTATTTGTTTTGCTAAAGGCAGACACTTCAGAAGACCCTCCCATATCTCCACGTACAGAGCCAGAGTGGTCAATCAGGATAGCCGACCGCCCCTCCAATACCGGCAAGTTCTTGCAGGAGATGGTTATGGCTTTCTCCAACGCATCTAAAATCTTATATTTATTACGCGCTGTTAATTTAGCTCGTTTTTTATCCGACTCAAATACAATATCATTATCGGAACCATCAGTGCCCATATTTTCAACCTCTTTGAAAGCTGAAGCAAAACGGAAAGGAAGCATCTTCGAATTAAGTACCTTCTCTTCTATTGTAAGCTGCCTACAAACTTCATCTATTTGATCAGGCGCGTATTTGATTATGTTTACAAGGTTACGAACCATATTAAAAATAGGCATGCCTTTTACATTAGAAACCACGTCCCGAATAGCGTCACCTAAAGCTTCTTTCTTTTCCTTATTGTCTTTCTTATCCTGTCCGGCTTTAGACATCTCTTTTTCAAGAATCTTGCTTTCGTATAATCCAGACAAAGACCGACCTTCTATAAGGTACTGGAAAGCCGTTTTATTAGCCTGATTGCCTTTAGGGTGAAATAAGTTTACGAGGTCAACCATAGTAATGACCCTACTGTCCATCTTATACTTATCAATCCGATACGGATCAAGACCTTCCAAAGCCGTCTTAAATCCTTTCTTAATAGCGCTGGATATTCCTCTTAACTTCTTTGGATTTTTGTCGTTAAGAGCCGCATAGCAGCCAAGGATTTCGCTCATATCATCAGGACGCATAACGATCTTATTATAGAACCTTGAAGCCCATTCCTTACCCGATGCTTTGCTGGCAAGGACAGAAGCCATAAGATGCGTTACTGACCTAAGCTTTCCTTCTTTCCTGACATACAATGCTGTTTGTGCTGCGAAATACGGATCTATTTGATCCATAAGGCTCTTAATTCTTTCTACTTTATCTTTTTCTTTCTCATAATAAGAATCAGATAACATGGTAGTCATTACCGTAGACACCAACTCTTCTTCTGCGTTAGGCTTATACGCCTTCTCTCCCATGTGATTCACGATCGTAGGTTTAACACCTTCATCCTTTTTGTTAAACTTTCCCATTTGTTGTTGTTTTCTTTAAAGTGTTATACAAAAAAAGCAGTGATATTACTACCACTGCTTGAAAAAATATATCAATATGAATACTCAATGAGGGAAAAGCTGAAGTTAGTGTAAACAATGAAATAATGGATTTAAACCATCGACCTATACTTTAAAAGAGTATCGCTCTATCCATCTGAGCTAAATTCGAAGTAACTAACCCCATCACCACTCATTATTTTTTATATATTTCAAACAGAGGAAAAGCGGAGCCGGATCTAAAATGAAAATATTGGATTCGAACCAATGAAAAACTTTTTTACCTAAAGCCGTGTTATCCACTACACTAATTTTCGAAGTAACCGAACTCCTCACCATCTGTATATGTTGTTAAAACAGGGATAATTTGGAAGGTGTTTGAAAGGAGGTTTTAATCTACCAACTGATCTAATCTTTCTTGCATGAAAAATACAGGACTCGAACCTGTGACACAAACCGAAGTATCACCTTCCATCACCACTGTCTTATATTATAATCTCTCTTGATTACGATGCAAATATAGACATTAAAATATGATTTACAAATTAAAATGATTTAAAATGTATTAATTTGGATAAATTATTTTAGAGTCATAATTGGATTACCCCATCTCTTTTTCCACTCTTTACCTAAATACATTCTTAATTCCTCGAATGAATGAACAAACTCCCCATCGATTATAGCTCCGACTGCATTCTCTATTGATATTATTTCATTTAACTCATTCTTCGTTGCAAAATTTCTAATCCCATCTTCATGTTTATTGAAAACAATAAAATTTATGGCTTTGGCTACTATTTTTATCTTATCAGATAATTCGCTTTTGTTTTTTATTAAAGAAGAAACAGACTTGCACATCTTAATGTAAGCTTCACCAGCTATATTTCTATTTTCTATAAAGTTGTCGGTAAGCCATAATATAACCTTAGCATATATTTCAGGATCTAACTCTAAGGCTATCATGACGAAAAAATACGGATTAACAAACCATTTTTGATCTTTTCCTTTTCCTCTCCTGTATGCCATTCCGTATTTCTTCAAATCAGTTAATTTACTTATATTCAATGAATTATCTTTGAGTGTATGATATCGTACAGTACAAGACAATTCATTGATATTCAATTCTTTAATTAATGCATTCATTTTCTCTTGAAAAGACGACGTAGACATTAAATGGTCGAGTCTTTTAGGCTCCAACCCCATAGCCGCTCTTTTCTGTGACAATACATCCATAACCTCTGTTATACACACAAAACCATCTTTTGACATAACAGAAATGTTTCTACCTAATAATTCTCTACTTTCTGATTGTAATAATACGTTACTTTTCATAATTTTACACCGTTTTATTGTTAATAAATAAGCGCCTACCTGTCCGCGATGGATCGATAGGCGCTACAAATATATTCAACTATTATTAAATCACAAAATAAAAACTACTTATTTTCAACTTGTTAAATATTGTAATTTATCTATTCTTAATCTTATCTTCAGAAATCAACCACTGGAATATGATTTTCCGGTTACTAATTACTTTCTTTATCCTCATCAGCATCCAACTTCCCCTTAACCTATCCAGCCATGACCGTCTGAAATTAAGAGCATCAGGATTAACTGACTTATTTATATCGTTATCGTCCTTGATCCAGATAGGTGTTTCAGATCGGTCATCGTCAACCCTGTTGAAGAAGTCATTTAACTTATGTCTTCTATATACCTCAGTATCCAGGACCTCAGTATGGTCACCTACGATCTTCGGATATGATATACGTTGTGCTAAATTATTCTTTTCTTCTGGAACAAGATGAATTTCGCCTGAGTTGTTTGTGTCGTTGTAGATAGTTATCGTATCTAAACCTACTTTCCTGTCAAGAGTGTAATTCACATCATCGACGTATTTCCTTGCATCAAGCTCGTATTCTACAGAAGCCAGCGTAGAGCCATTATATTTCTCTTTTATCGGCACTTCTAATATAAATGGATATGTTGCTCCATAGAATGTCTGGAAGCTCTTATTCGTCAGCAAATGGCTCCATAAACCACCTTCTTTGTCTGATGCCGGGAAGTTTATTCCTGTCTGGAAATATTGTTGGTGTTCTATATAATAGTCAGGACAGAACGAATAATAAGAAATCCATTCTTGTTTCAGACACGAATATCCGATAGTGAACGACACGTCTTTAAAATACTGTTCGTCTTTTAAAGATATTTCCTTATCGTTTGACAGCACCTCTGTTTCATTGTACAAGAACCTTCCACCATCATATTTGTAATATGCCGGGTTCTTAACAGGTATATAATCTTTTTTAGTGATAAGTACCCTCTTATACCTATTATCCCATCCAAGAGACAGACCAAGACCGATAAATTTATTGTCTGTATCTTCTTCTGTCATTTCTGTGCCGGTTAAGATATTAGTTATTCCGTATCTAAGAATCTTAAACGGAAGATGACGCTTGAGCCAATGTCTGATACCTACACTAAGTTCCTTAAGATTACGTCCGTTCGGGTCGGTCATAAACACCTGTGCTCTTTTAGTATCTACCCAGAAGTGACCAAATTCTGAACTAATTATTTCAGTACTCTGGGTTCCAGAATAACCGAGGTCGGTCGTGTTGTACTCCAGAGGCCGGGACGCGAACAGACCGCCGGTGCCCATCTCAGCCTGCCCTGGGGAGGTGCGCTCCTTGATTACGTCTATGGCGTTATGGAGTGAAACCTGATCCTCGAACCTGACAAGAATCTGATCGGATTCAATACGCTTCATGTGAATAAGCTTCCCGTTGCTGGTTGGGAACTCATGATAGTCCATAGGCTTGTACGTTAGCCACGGATCTGTTTGACTGTTTTCAGATACGTCAGCCCTACTCCATATAACACCATTAGGTCGCTGGTAAGCACAATCATAAAAACGACGTTCGTATGTTGCCGGCAATACATTAGGTGTTAATGTCATTCTTGATGAATAGATAGGACTTATCTTGTAATCATTGTCCCTATGGATAGATACGTTCTTTTCTTGTGTCCACCAAACAAAATCTCCTACTTTTGGATAGAATAATTCATGAGGCTGAGGGCCCTCTAATCTGAAATTACAATTTATTTCAGACTCTACAAGGAACTGAGGAATACCATAGAACCATGTATAAAATCTGCCATCTACATACTTACCGGAGGTGTCACCATTCAATTCATACAAGCTCTTCCTGTTTGGGTAAAAAGCATATCTTCCTTTATTAGACGATGTCCAACTATTGAAACGTTCGTTATCCGTGGTTTCAAGCGCATCTTCCCCTGTATCATAATTAACAAAATATCTTGGATATCCTACATTTCTATAATCCATGTAAGGGAAAGGTATCATATCTCCAATACCAAAAGCACTATTATAAAAAACAGGAAATTTTCTCTTTAATGAAAATCTGGTTATTACCGTATCGCCACCGAACATCAGTTTCTTTTCATTAGTGAAAAAGCCACATCCACCTATGGAAATCCATTTTATATCTTCTATCTGTCCATATTGATCCGGCCTATATCGCATAAGTCTCATATACGGAGAACAGATGTACGATACTGTTTTGGATTGCTCGAATGTTCTTCCTGCTACAACATCACTTCCAGCAATAACCGAATCATCTATGCGGCTACTGTCGTAATTGTAAACATAGTTCGGATATTCCAATAAATATTTCGATTTACCATCTCCTTTTTCACCTGGATCACCAAATGATAAAAATAACGAAGATTCACGATCTATATTATTAACGAATAAGAAACGTCCCTCATTATCATTTCTACCGGTTCCCCATTTAGAAGACATACTGGCATCCATCATCGGATATACGCCAGACTTAATGTACTTAACAGAAGATAAACCACGGGCAAAATTTCGTTCATACTTATCCTGATCTGTTATGCCTATCATTGAATTATATAATCCCACAGAAGTATAATACCATGCATGATTACGTCTTGGTCCATTGTTTATAAACGTATTAAGCCAATCATAACGGTACTTACCGTACAATATCGGGCCTTTAGCAAGAGTCTGACTGATGGTTGACACCATTGAAGAAAACAGCATGGCCACACTTAAATTCGTTAGGAATCCTCCTCCGGTAAGACCAGCCGACCCTCCTATGTATCCAGACTGAGCCCTTATCTGAAGCTCTTCTGCTATCATAGCGGCTATTGTGGCACTTGATTCAACTGCGGCAAGTGACGCAGCCATCGTATAAGCGGCAGGACCTAAGATAGTCCATTTTGGATGATCTTCTACAGGTACGAAACTGCCTACAGACATTCCTCTTTGGAACCCGTCTATACATACTTCATTTGGAAGTTCGGGCTTGTTAAAATAAATATCAGGAGAACAGAATGAATACCACACGTTTCCTCCTTTGTCGAAAGGATGGGATATAAACTCGTCTCTTTTGCCAGACGTATAATTATATTGATCCTGTGATAGGTCATTATATGGGTAATTAGGATAGATATTTACATTACCATCGTCTCCTATGTATCTAAGCATATCGTAGGCCAATCCTGAAGCCACAACCGACCTATTTAGCCTCCTATCTCCACGATACAGTTCATATCCTACAATCGTATCTCTTTGTTGTTGCGTAATCAAACCAGAATCCACCGCAAAATCCAAAAATACTTGTATGGTGTTCTCATCCACCATAATACCTACCGGATATATTTCAGAAGCTATGTCATATCCACGTTCATCACTGTTCATAAAAGGTATATGCTTGTTATCTGGGAACCGGTAATGACGTATAGGTTGTTGGCAAAATACGGTAGAAGTATCTACTCCTCCATAAGAATGGCCCTTGAAATAAGATAATCCATTTTTGTCTGACAAAGGAGCACCATAATATTCTGTTAACTTATTCATAATATTAGAATAAGCTTCTGTTTTTTTTGGATCATCATAAGATCTACCTGTGTCTATTTTCATCCTACTACTATCATAAAGTTCAAAATTAGCAGGATATTTCTCAGATGATTCCCAATATGCAAAATCCCCGTATTTATAAGGACGAGGCTTGCAATTAATAGGCCTATCTCCACATGTCTGACATTTAGATGCAAATAAGACAGTTGATCTAAGTGTTATAGAATCCACAGACAAATCAATCTTATTTACCTCCTTTTCTCTTACACCAAAAATATACGGATATATAGTTTTACCTGTAGCAAAAGAAACGCCTAAAATAGCACGAGACGGTTTCTTGCTTGGTTCCTCCTCCTCGTCTGGAGTATCCTTATTCTTATATTCACAAAATTGTATTTGTCTGAATGTCATTATCCAAGGAACAGCTACAACCGGAGATTCTATTGTTACATAAAAATAATCTTGTTTTATCGTTTCTTTAAAGAATTTATCATCTATAGTTCCCCATGCGGGTCTTGCTATATTGATAATAACCGAATGTCCTGAAGCATGTTCCGGCCTATCGAAATCTACTGGTATTATGCCAAGTGGATTCCATGTCTCTATATCCTTCCAAAAAGAAACACGAACGTAATTGGTAGACACAGCATCCATTATACCATCTATCTTCCCAAGGGCTTCAAGATAAAGGACCTTATTTTCTTCCTTATATCCTTCTATATCCCATTCCTCCGGCCTATTGATTCTAATAAACCTGGCATTGGTCATTACATTCCTCACAAACTTGCGTACTACAAATTCAGAAGCAAATCCTATATTAAGTTTATCTCCAGTAGGATTTTCAAATGTTGCATTATTTACATACCCCTCAAATTCCCAGTCCGTTTCAGGTATGCCAGTGTCCGCATTTTTGTATATCATATCCTGGAGCTTCTTGGAAGCATCAGGCCAGAACTGTTCAATGCAATATTTCGGTCCGTTCTTTGATCGGTATTGATCATTTATTACCGTACTCGTTGATCTTCCAGCCCTCCAATTACCTTTTCCATTTATCTCTTGACTCCACCCATCTATATGTAAAATATATCCTCCAAGGATGTAATTATTGTTTTGAAAGTTATTATAATCAGACCTTGAAACAGTAGGATCCGAACAATAATTTTCAATATAACAACCACATGTACAAGGCATTGTATCAAGAATATATATTGCATCTGACACTGTTTTTAATATACTCCCTGGTTGTAAATACGGATAGAACTCAGAACAAAGATGCCGTTCGCCATCGCCGGATACCTTACCTGCGTCGTCACCAAAAAATGCTTCATCCATCCATTCAGACAAAGAATCCATTGTATCGTAATTGAATAGAACAGAATACTTATTCTGGTTCTCACCTCCGGTTGTATATAAATAGTCGGTAGACACGTGCTCCATGTCTTCTAATTCTTTATATATATAGTCCTCTACAATACCAGTTATTAAAGGAACTGGAGCTGACAATATAGATTCTTGACGATGAGGTACTTCGCAGTCTCCTTCCATTTCTGGTAACCTAATATGATCAATTGGCTCCATATAATCCTGTGTTCCATCTTCTCTGTATTTGGTAGCTATATCACATATCTGTCTTTCATTGTTTCCATTCTCCTTATTATTACAAGCTACAAGACCTATATTTTCAGACAAATAATTTATAGGGGTTCCTACAATATCATCATAATCGATAATAAATCTTGATTTCCCTTTAAAAGTAGCGAAATTGCTTTCCACTATAACAGTTTGACCTACAGTAGCCGGGTTGTTACACTCTTTCTGTTCTTCATCTATAACAACCGCATCGTCGTCAATCAATACCCCATCTCCTGCCGTATTGCTATACTGCCATACATATTTCCTTTCCACTCCTGAACAATCCGGAGCATATGCGTTTATAGACTGGTATGGGATACTGTCTTTGTTCATTTCCTCTCTTGCCTTATCAGAAGGTGGGGGGATAAGAACGAATGCTGGAGTTTTATAACCAGTAGATGTCTTAAACGAGATAGAAAACGGATACACTTCATTCCTCATATATCCCACATACAACGAACAAGCATTACCATCCTTATATAAATCTTCGTGGGCTACAGACGCCTGCCATTTCAAGAAATGACCCATGAGGGAAACTACAGGCTGTAAATTCCATTCTTTTTCTGCCGTAAGACCATATTGAAGAAGACGGTTTCCAACCGATACTATTCCTCTTGATGTATTATATATGGCTCTTTTTAAAGAAATATGTTCAAATGTTGTCCTCTTATTATTAAGATCAGAATAATAGTATATGGTCTTCTCTGTAATAGGATGAATACCTTCTATAAAATAATCAACTACAGGTTGTGTTTCGCCATTGTATCCTACAGTATTCTGAATAACAGCCACCTTGTAATGGCTGACTTGCCTATCCAAATTAGACACCTTAAGCCTTATACCAAGATTAGTTCTTTCTCCCCATTTACCATCATTTATCCTAATATATTGTTCGTCAAATACATGAACAGGGTTAGTTAATGAAGTATAGTTAGTTTTCTCGTTACCAAATTCATCGCACAAGGCCACAGCAAACTGATACACGCCCGCACGCAGGCTGCCCCCGTACTCTATCTGTACCGGCTCTACGCATGGCTGGTCCAGTAGCGGAAACACCCTAAGTTTCTCACATGCCAGAAAACAACCATTCTCCTGCATGAACTTTTTCCTATCGTATTCTTTATCGCATATCTTATACCCATGATAATGATACCATATATCACCTTCATCATCAGGAGTCAGAGCCTTGTCTACAATAACATACCTGGGAGGATTATAATCGTCAGTCCAGTAAATACATTTCCCACATTTCTCTGTCTTTATTTCTATGGTTTTTATAGGATGATAGATAGAGAACTTAAGGCACGGATCTTGCTCGTTGTCTTCCAGCAAGGTCTTCATGCCAGAACACAACGACTCCGATCCTTCTACCATAGACTCTATATCGGAATCGGATAAGATACTTGTATCGGATTCAGGCTTGAAATAAGTTATTTTAGATACGCCTGTTTCAGGATTTGTTATAAAAAAATAGATATTGCCTGAAGTAAGATCATTCTTGTAACCAATAACTTTAAACCCATCAAAATCAATGCATTTAAGATTACTGTGCTCATTAGATCTCATCCCAACATTACCGTCCTCGGATTCGATGTTGGCATTCAAGGCAAACGTATAATGCTGATCCGTAAGACTCGACGGATGCAGATCGCGATTCATACCTGTTTGAGGAACCGCTATGTTTCTATTATCTTCTGCTGCCATTTTATAACTGTTTGTCACAAAGATAGCAAAAGAGATTTAATCATGGATTTCTAAAGTAGGTGAAGAAAAGAAATACATTTTCAATCTCCTACTTTATCGACCACACCTACATAAAAATCGGGGATAGGATTATCATTGAAATTTCTTATTTGAATATCAATATAATTATAGAAATAATCATCAACTGGATCCATTATCGTCACATTACTTTCTAAAACCCCGTCTTTGTATGAATACAGTTCCTCATGTTCGGAATCAATGTAAAAAATATATCTTGGTAAATCCTGGGTATTAACTGTTAGATGATTATTAAACAAACTGCATTTAGAATGATCAGCAGACAGAAGTAACAATAGAAATGTATATGGAGATTTATCTCTTATTATAATATCACAATTAGATGATACATTAGACAAAACCTTGGATAAATCAAATTCTCCAAAACTTATCTTGAATTTCTTTCTTCTTATTGGAGTTATATATACTGGACTATTAACTACAATATTATTCCATTTAAATTGACTCCCTTCCATTACAGGAGAGAAACAATTACCCATCACCATATTAACATTTTCAAATCTTCGTCTCATAACATCTACTTACGATTTATATCTTCTACCCCTAATCAAAACAGTGCCATCGCCACCTTTCGTCGATTTTCCCGATGCATTTCCCCCAGCTCCACCACCGTAGCCGCCACCACCAAGTCCGGCACTCCAGCCAGAAGCCAAAGAACTACTTTCATTACTGCCTTCGCCACTCCCTTCTGTATAATCTGATGTTCCCGGCTGAGATGTCTCCCCGCCTGATTTATTATAGGAGCTTGCCCCACCTGCTGCATTCCTTTTACCATTAGATTCCCCAAAATCACGCGTCGTATGTCCTTGCCCCGATGTTCCACCACTGCCTGTACCATCTGAGCCTCCGACCGAATGAGTAGATCTATCTACCCCTACACCTCCCGAACCACCATTTCCGTCTCCATTCCATTGAGACAGATGGCCTCCTTCAGCCCGGTAAAGCGAACTCATAAACTGTGAATATCCCCCATTTGCGCCACGAACTCCTGCACCAACTATAATTTCAATAGTTTGTCCTGGTGTAACAGTTATCGCGTTGCCATCTCTATATCCAGCGGTATCCTTCTTATATGTTTTAGTATAGCCACCTCCACCGCCTCCAGGAGTTCCTAATCCTGAATTATATGAACATCCTCCACCGGCTCCGACAAGAAACACATCAACCTCCCTACATCCAGATGGAACCGTCCATGTATAATTTCCTGCCGGATAAAACCTTATGATAAAGTCTTCAAGTTCCCTATTTTTTATCAAGAAACGACGCCTCATAATATACTAAGGATTACCCCCCCATATATATAATAAATTACTGTAAATCATATAATTATATTTAACACGTATAATCAAACAAATACAAAGAAAGAGTTATTAGAATAAAGACTGGTATCCTTTGCATATGTCATACAATCAACATCCTCATCTGCGTTTTGTATAAGGTTTCTCTTGCCATCATAATTATTAGAAAACATAAAAACATATTTTCTATTGTTTATCTGAAACCTATATATAATGCCATGTTGTTCACTTGGAGCAGGAGTTGGATTAAATTTGATAAATATAGCATTACTTCTCTTTTCTATAACCTCAAAAGAAACTATACTCTGAGTATGAATGTTAAAACATGACCCTTGCCTAAGCTGATTCAATACATTATTAACCTTATCTGGGCTAACTGTATCGGATTCATCTTTACTCATTAAATCAAGCACCTCAAAATAAGTATCATGATCGGTATCAATTTCAACACAATGATAAATAGCTCCATTACCAGATCTCTGTTCCTCAAAATATCTTCTCCTACTCATAAAAATACTCCTTCCGATAATAACCGAGGAAACTAAACCCTTCCGACTCCTTCCTCAAAACATCATGCCGATTCCAATACTTTTCCAAGTCGAAAGCCTCTCTTTCGAATACGATATTATGATATGCCTTATCGTGATTGCGATATATGCACAACCTAATCAGGTACTCAATTAAATACCATGAATAGTATAAAAATATCGGAATAAGAGACAGCCACAGCATCCGCCATCCTGCATTACCGAATAAGAGACACAATCCTATTGTAAGCAATGATATAAACATACCAAAACAAAACATTGTATGATACTGATTGCAATGTGCCTCCTCATGATATTCGGCTCTCAATGATATACTATCACGTTCGGTAAATACGGCTCCAAATAACATAATTGTTTTGTAGCCGTCAATGAACGTAAATAACTTAGCTATTTTTGATTTATAATATATTTTCATTGCTAAAAAAATATTTTATACCAATTGCATAAAGTCAAAAACTCAATAGGAGAATTAACTTTATCCCATTCCCATTCCTTAAGGTAGGACTCTAAGCTGCTTCTATCAACGTCTTCACATCCATGAAGAAAAACCAGATGAGGCATAAATAACTCTCCCCCTTCCAAAGACTTGTTAAACTTATTAACCAACCTCTTTCTAAACTTAGGACCGTACCATGATTTTTCATTTGTGGATCCAAGGCAATAGTAAGAATTGTTTTTAACCTTAATACCAAACCATTTGCATATATATGGATGATATACTCTATCTGCTAAGAATATAAATGGCTTATACCATAGGCAATGCCAGAATGTACTGCACTTGCCACCAAACTTCTTAAAAGCCCATCTGAACCCTCCAGAGAAGTACCAATTGTTAGCCCCTCTCTTAACCTTAACTTTGTATTTAAGATTCTTGTTACGGTTGCTAACCCTATCCCACGGCTTGACCTTATCGGTATCCATATCAGGAAGAAATGTCCAATGATGAAGCAAGGCACTGTAATAAGGATTGTATATCTTGTGCCCGTTTCTAATAACGTACTCAAAAATATCGTATCCTACTTGCCTGGCTTCTTCAAATCCTTTTTCTGACAAGAAAGCTAATATAGGAGCCAAATTCCAGATCTGATCTTGTGAAGTGAATGGAGAGAAGCATGGATCTTCGTCTTTTAACTCTATACCATTAATGTACCCGGAACTTATCTTGGTAAGACCGAATTTGCTTGCATCTTCGCTATGGATATCGTCTCTTAAGAAAAATCCTTTTTCGAATTTGAAATAAATACCTTTATTGCTATTAAAAAATAGATCATAAGTAGTATCGGCAAGACGAGTAAGCACCAGTATGGCATTACGAACATCATCTTCTGTCTTGTAACCAAGAATCATTTCCGTATATACAAGCTGAAGATACTGGGCCAGGTTAATGGTTCCGTCGCCGACCCAGCCTACCCCGTTCTTCACCGACGACAGTGGGATGCACGAGGCCTGCTCTGTGTAGCTGGAATCATAAACGAAATCCCGGTAAAACACCTCCTTAATCCTATTGTATTTATCCCAAAGACTTTCCATCACCTTAACCTATAACAATAACACAATCACGCTTTTCCTTATTATAAACCATCGTACCCATCTTAGTGTACAAACCTTTTATATTTTGGTAATTGGTTTCACCATGAGCCGAAACGTTGGTAGTGATGCTGTCGGAGTAAACCTCCTCGCCACCTTCGTTAATGAAGTTAAATCCTTGTTTAACCATCTCTCCTCCAAGGTAGGCTGTAAAAGACACAACGACATTTCCTCGCCCTCTATTCCCATACCAATTACCATAGATATCGGCATTGATATTAGGCTCAGACTCGTCCATGCCCGGCGCTGATAGCAGGGTCTTCATCTTAATAAGCGCCCCTTCAAGGCCAGACTGCATGTTATCACCACCATAAATAAGGTAATCACCTACCTGTTGTTGGGTAGTAGCCCACTGCTTACTCCATCCAACGTATTTATTATCTACATCCGAGATGCCTGTATTGGTGAACCCAGTTGCAGTATCAAAATCAGAACCGTCTTCTGATTCCCATCCGTATCTAAGAACAAGATAATCGAACTCAGGAATTACAACAACCTGCTCGCCGGCAGCTTGTGTGATTGTAACATTCTTACTCTCTCCACCAGCCGTTACCTTAGCTACACCTCTACGATCTTCAGCTACTGGATTCGGTCCGGCTGTGAAAAGGATGTTTGCCGGTCCTACGCCTCTCATTTTGTCGGCGGTTACTATTTCGCTTGCACTAACTTCTAACATTTTGTTTATTTTTTTAATATTTCGAATACGTATATCCAACTCAACAAAAATACTATCGGGCAATACATTGTCTCTACCAAACTCGCATCTCCTTTAAATTGCCTGATTGACCAAACAATCATAGACACAATAACACCAAGCAAGTATATAAATAGAACTACTTCTGTCATACCAATTTGAGCATATTGTCAATTACAGGATACGCCTTAGTATATATCTCAAACTCAGCACGCCGCCGTCTAAGAGGTTCGTACATGCCTTTTAATGTCATACCCATCATCTTAAGTTCGGTCTTAGCATTTTTCAGCTTAACCAGATCTTGTTGTGCATACAACTTAAATAAATCGGCTGCACCCTGAGCTTCGGCATTATACATCAGTTCCTCAAAGAATCTCATCTTTACAAAATTATCGACATAATCCAGGACCAGACCTTGCGGCGTGTCTGGTATGATTATGTTAGATTCTCCGTCAAAAGGAAGAGACCGGTACTGCATGTAAATAGGACCATCGAAATTAGCATACAGGAATCCGTTTACGATGTTTATCTCATACGGACTATCCTTTATTACCTTATTCCGGCATTTACTTAAACAAGAATCACGAAGCATAGGCTTAGCAAGACCTAACATCACAGGCCGATCATAATAGCAACGAACTTCATGATCGCGATCGTGGGTGTTGATATAAAATTTTTCAACTATCACCTTCTCGCATTCTTCTTTACAACATTCATAACAAGAGCACCACCTATAACTTCTTTCGGTACGTTCTTTCCAAGCTACCGTATTTTGAAGCTCTGGTATCACCTTATCACCTTCCGGTACCTCATATCCCTTGAAATCGCATTTAAATGCCAGAATAAGATCAAAGTAATCTCCCGGCATACGAGCCTGTCCTCGCTTGACATCCACTACCGCCTCCTTGCGCATAGTAATATCGCCTCCAAACTTCTTCAGGGCGATTTCTACCCATTTATAGATGGATACCTCATCTATCAGATCACGCTTGTCAAATGATCTTAAAGACGATTTTAACTCTATGATATAATCTTCGACTGTCATTACTTTTAAAAAAATGGAGGACAGGAAACGAACCTGACCTCCACAAAGATATGAATAATATGTATAATGCCCTATTTTGTGTTTTCAAAAGTTAGGATCTTCAAACTTTCCATACTTCAAGAAAAGACCCCTACACTTTTCCCTTATCCCCTTAAGTGTAGCCTCATAACCGGCTCCTGTCATGTAGATGGTTTGCTGATTAACTCTTTCCCCGGAATATTTGTCAACAAAATATGATCTGTAAACACCAAACTTGTTTTTAACGATATCACTGCACAACTCCCATTTTCCCTGCCCGTTTCTAAACATGAACTTCACTTCTTCAAGAAACAGGCGAAGATTCTTTTCGGCGATAATAATACCATTCTGCTCAAGTTTCTTCGCAATATCTCTAATCAGCCACATGTTTTCATGATCGACTTTCTTGAACGACTCTGCAAACTCCACATCAGGACGCTGCTCTTCTATGGTCTTTATCGCCTGCTGTCTCTCCGCCTCTGCTTGTGCTCTCTCGGCTATGGCTCTATTCTTAGCATCAATCTCATCAGCTAATGCTCTTAATGCAGATGGATAGTCTTTCGGTGTTATAGAATAGGAACCGGTTTTTCTTATAGAAGGGAGAACTTCAGATGTTACCCATCGTTTAAACTTCTTTGCAGACTCTAATTTGGAAGACAAAACAAGAGAATACAACCCGGATTCATTGATTACCCGTATGCTATCTAACTCATTGATTTACAAGGGAGCCCAAAACGAGCCCCCTTGGAAATCAGATAGTTGCAAAAGAAGAGTATCTTCTTCATCTACATATCTTTTTACCGGATTTTTAGGCGTAGCATAACCGAGCGATCGAGCTACATCTACAGCTACAAACCACACGTCACCATTAGGGTCCACTATAGTCCTAATGTTTCCAAACTCTGAATTTCTAAAGATTGTTACACTTCCGTTAGTTTCCGTTTCGCTGGATTTTTGCGTCAAAATAATGTTACTATTCTTCGCATTGTTTTGAAAATTGTTTACCTTTGTTCCCATAATAGGAATTGTTTTTTATATCCGCCCGCTTGAGAAAGTAGACGGATATGCAAAAGTAGCGATTATTCTATATACACAAAGGATGATCGCTACTTTTTTTTCTACTTATTTCTATAACCTAATTCCTTGTCTTCGAAAACTCTCTTAATCTGGAAATCTTTAAACACCCTTCTTTTGGCAAGTATTTCATTGTACATAAATCGGTATCTTCGTCCTTTATTCATTTTAACCCTTAACTTCTTTTTTAAGCTATATTGTATTACAAAATGGTAATATCTTTTGGAGTCTGCGAAATCCATAGCCAGGTGGTTGTAGAGGTAGCCGTTGGTGCCGAGCCTGCTCACGATGTCCAGGTCCCGCCTGACGGCAAAGCGCTGCCCCGGTATAAGCACATGGCATAAGTATCCTACGTTGTCTACGTAAACACCGGCATCAGCTTCCACATAATGTTCTGATACGGTTTTCCATATAATAGACAACAGTCTTAAAACCTCTCCTCTGTCTCTTATCATGCCTTTCTTAAAACCATTCTTTCTCTTCATAAGACGATGGTAGTAAGCTGCAAAATACGGTGATTGTATTGATGTTCTTTTCATCATTCAAAAATTAAAATTATATATTTCAGATAATTAACATTAGAATGTATTGTTACATTAAAATACTATTCTATATTTGCGAAGCCTACCGATCCTCACGGACAAGTAGGCTTATAAGTATTAATTTTAAAAACGTAGTAAAGTTATGAAAACGAACGTAGTTTTGCAATCAAAAGATCGAGTTTTATTGGGAATGAATGTGTCTGTTATGTCTAAAGATGGTTATATATGTATAACTGATGCCATGAAAGCCCTGTCTGCCAAAAGAGAAAAATTAGGCTTAGCGCCAAAACAGTTAAGCCATATAATTGAAACTGAGTCATTTAAAGAAAGGTGTACTGAATTAGTTAATAAGCTGGAGAATAAGCTTTTATTGAGTAGAAGAAATCTTCTACTCAATAATAACAAGTTGAATATCAGCAGTGTAATGGATCTTGGTAAATTAGACCTTGCCTACAAAAAAGGAAAAGGAGTAGATCAAAAATGGTTTGTCAATCCATATCTGTTTGTTATGATTGCATTAGAGATGGATCCAGAAATTTACGCAGAGGTTGTCATTTGGCTCACAGATGGTTTGATAGAAAACCGGAACGAAGCCGGCGATGCATACGTTAGGATGTGTAGCGCAATAAGCAAAATAGTTTCAAACAAGAATGACTTGAAAGACAATATAAAGAGAGTTGCTAAAGCTATTAATTTCATTGTTTTTAATAAACACGAAGATGGGATAAGGAATACTGCCAGCAAAGATGAGCTCAATGACATAATAGCTATAGAGAACGTCATAGCCTCTGTTATTGATGACGGTTTTATTAAAGACTACAATTCTTTGATAAGTTACCTCGGAGATAAATGGAAAAGAAAATGGGGGAATCCTGTTCTTGCATTGAAATAGTACAAAAAAAATACCCGGCCAAACTATATAACTATGGCCGGGTGTCCAATAAAAAGAATCACTGAACAATTTTGCTTTTTTGATTGGAATCAAGATTCGGATTTTCATCGACAGGAATCTGTAGCCTGAATGCTACTTCCTTTATCGTCTCTGCTACCACGTACTCAATTAGCTTGATAGGACAGATAAATTCGTATTCCCATTCAGACTCGCACCCTTTAGGTGTAGGATCGCAGGCCATTAACTCCAGCGCCTTCTTTCTTCTTGTTGTAAAGAACTCTACGTTAATAAGCTCTATATGGAAATCCGGTATATAAATATAGTCGTTTTCTACATAATAAAAAGGACGCCGTTCTTTAACGTATTTAGCATACGGTCTTTTTTGTTCATTACGATACGACTTTATTTCAGCGAACTTAAAAAATATGGTGTTATCTACGTTAGTCACCTTGGTAATAGCCGGTCTAAGGGCAGAATAAAGAAGTCCTGGAAGTTTATGCTTTGACCTCATAAGTGTATTACATAACGCAAATTCGGCATCGCAGCAAACTATTTTATCAACTTCAATCATCTCCAGGCAAGTAACGTAAGTTAGGAGTCGGTGGTCGCCAAGTAACGTCCCGTCATCCCACCTCTGGGCTGTATAAGATTCGGCTTTAGTTCTACCGATATTCAATATCCATCTCCGACTAACATGCGAATCTTTGTCAAGGGCATGAATACCGTTTACGACTCTTGATACAAATTCACCATTAGTGATCATGCTCCCCTCCTTTCTTTTGCTCTTGATTCTCTTGATTTAGCATTCAAGATCCTCATATAAATCTCTCTTTCACTCATGCCGGATATGGTTTTTATAGCATCATCCAACATAACTTTCGTATATAAAGGTTTAGGGAATCCCTTTATCTTAACCGGATCAGGAACTAACTTAGCCTTCCGATATTCATAAAATCTTTTAGAAGTTACATTAAGATAAGAAACAGCCTCTTCCCCGGTATAATACTTAGCCGGATTAGCAAGTTGCGTCCATGTCTCAAGATCGTTGGCTGTAAGATGATCGCATTCCCCGCTTAAAAACATCTCCTTTATCTTATCGCATACCGCCGCACCGCTTTTACGCAGCGTCTCTGTCAGAATTTCTTTCATTTTCAAAACATCCTGTTTTAAATCTTAAAACAATAGAGGCAATGATTATCAAAAGAGTAACAGCCATAACAGACCACACTACGATATTGTGTTCAATAGGCATCTCAATATTAACCGTAACCCGTTCTACACAGATATTAAAAATCATGCTATAGATCAATAACCTATGCCATATACAAAACCTGAACATTCTTGAAAAAGCCAAGAGAAATAGGTCCCATGATAGAGAATGACCTAATATCGGATACAGCCAATTAGTGATACTAAAAGGATAAAACTCATCAAAAATGCTGGCTAACATAATAACCTGCATCAACACAGGATAATACTTCACAAACGTCACACAGACACTCCTTTGCCCTTTACTAATAAAATTGTTGCTCATAATATGTTGTTGTTATGTTATTAAAATGGGGAAGGCGATCAGCACCTTCCCCTGGTTTTCAATCACTTTTTAGTGCTCGTCTTCTTTCTTTTCATCTTGCCTCCAACACTACCGCCTTGGCGCATTTTAGGTTTGTCTTTCTTATCGACTTCACCACCCTGACGAGCTTTCTTTTTACAAGCCATGATACTAAAAATTTAAAATTGAATGATGTGCAATATTAATCATTTTTATTCTAATAGACAATACTTAAAACACAATATTATAATCTCAAAAATATTCAAGGGAGAGAATCAAATTCCCTCCCTTGTTGATTATGCTGGATTTAGATTCATCTGAGAATAAGAGTATTTTAAAGTTCCTCTATCATCACCGCACTCAGCTCCATCTACGATAAAGTTGTAAGAAGCAGGTGACTCATTATAGACATTAAATATACCACCATTCTTGGAAATACCTGTTTTTTCAAATTGCCTTACAGTAGCACTCTTATACAATTTGCCATCATAGGATACGTTTATAGTTCGTATATACCATGTAGTATCCTTATTCTCATCTCCAACATGAACATATCCTGCCAATATACCTCCCGCTACAGCTCCGAAATACGAACAAGAGCTTCCAGGCTGTTTTCTCTGGGTTGTAGTTCCAATGCTTATAGTAGCTCCAGGTATCTCACGGTAACTGGAATCTACTACCTTAATATCACAAGTATAAATTCGTATATCTCCATTTTCATCTCCAGTCCACTCGAATCCAGCAATACACTTGCCGGCACCAGGGTTATAAGAAACATTATTCTTCTTATAGGTAGCCCAAGAACCGTTTTTCAATGTGATATGAGCGGGTACAAGCTTGACCTCAGCAGCAGCTTGTGTAACATTTATTTTCAATGTTTTACCACTGTCATTTTGAGTAAGCACAACGGATCCAGTACGAGAAGAAGATGTACTTGTGTTGGCAGTTATCTTAAGAACACAAATCATACTATCAGAAGCCTGATTTTTATACTCAGTCGTAATCCAAGAAGGTTTAGACGTAGTGGCAAAACCATGATAAGAACCATTCAATGTGCTTTTGATTGTATATTGAGCATCATTAGATGCAGCTTGAACAGATAAAGATTTATCTGAAGTAGTATTATCATCGAATGTGAACTTATACAACATTTGTCTTGCCTGCGAAATACTAAGAGTAATTGTCTTTCCAGATTCATTTTGAACAAAAACAATGTCACCAGATCTGGAAGAAGATGTTGTATTGGCAGATAACGTCACCACAGCCTTCATACTTTCAGATGTCTGATCTCTGTAATCAACAGAACACCAATCAGGTTTTGACTTAACAGAAAAACCTATGTATGAACCGCTTTTGGTACTTATGATAACTTCTTCAATATCCTGAGATTCTCCAGAGACGGATCTCGACTTGCTCGTTCTTCCATCATGGAACTGAAATTCGTATGGAGCATATCCACATTTTCCAACTTCATATTCGTATTTGTATTCGGCATGACCACAATCATCATAACGAACGTATTTCACTTGATCATTCTTACATCCATTTTCTTGCCAAGAACCGTAAGATCCGCAATTACAGCAATTCCTACAACTTACAGAATATTGACGATCTATGCTACCAGAACAGCTATCACGATAAGCATCATACTGAGTATGGCCCACACAATCTCCTGTTCCGTAGTAAGACCAGGCTGTACAAGATTCTCCACCTCCATTAACCCATCTTGTGTCGTTATAAGAAGAAGAGCATGGATTGGTGTCACGTTGTTGCTTCTGCGACGTACAACCGTCGCAACGGGTACTTCCGGTATCCGACCAAGAAGGAGTTGTGCTATCAGCTACACAATCACCGTTTTTGTTAGCTACTGCCTGGCCTTGGGAATTTACAGCATCTTGAGCCTTTTTGTTGGCATCAGCTTGACTGATATTGGACGTAAATGGACCACCTACTTGATCTTGTGTTACGGTAACAGAAGAGCCATGCTGACAGGTTCCGCAATTATTTCTGGTGAAAACCTTACTTGCCTTACCGGTCCAGGTACAAGTTCCCTGCGCGTCAGCAAGAGCCTGCCCCTGCTGTTCAACGGCAGCCTGAGCCTTGCTATTTGCGTCTTCCTGACTTACGGTAGACGTGAAAGGACCGCCGGTTACATCATCTTGATCTATGGTAACTTTAGATCCGACACCGCCGTCAGCACATTGCTTTGTAAATTGCTTGCTATATGTTCCGGTCCAGGTACAAACCTTTCCACCACCTTCTACCCATCGTTCATTTTCTCCACCATAACATTCGTTGGTATTAACCTGTTTTTTATAAGATTTACCACCTTCGCATTTAGTTTCAAGCGGTTCCGAATCTTCCCATACAGGATCGGTGTTGTCCGTTTCACATGTTCCGTTCTTGTTAGCGTAAGCCTGACCTTGTGCTTCTACGGCTTCCTGAGCTAATCTATTTGCCTCTTCCTGACTTTCATTAGAATAGAACGGTCCACCCACCATGTCTTGTGTTACGCTCATCGGAACGCCATGCTGACATGATCCGCAATTGTCTTTCGTAAATTCCTTGCTATATACGCCTACGAACCTACATTTACCTTTCTGATTGGCAATATTCTGTCCTTGGGCTTTAACAGCTTCCTTGGCCTTATTATCAGCATCTTCTTGACTTACGAAAGAAGTAAAAGGATTGCCTTCAACATCAGCTTCACTTACCTCTACTTCTGTTCCTGAATCCGGTATCTCACAGTCGTTCTTCTGGAACGTTTCTGAATAATGACCGGTCCAGCTACAAACCTTATTTCCGCCGTCTACCCAACGTTCCTGATTATGAGTTTCAGAACATTCATTGGTGTCACGTTGCTTTTTCTGAGACTTACCTTCGCTACATCTAAGTTCTTCCGGTTCTACGTCTTCCCATACAGGATCGGTGCTTAATGGCGTACAGTTACCGTTTTTATTAGCATAAGCCTGACCGCCTTCTTCTACGATCCTACGAGCTTCTGTATCTGCCGCCTCTTGACTTTCTGTTGATGTAACAGGGCTTCCATTTACCATCTCAGCCGTAACCTCCATCTCTACACCTTTATGACAAGCCTCGCATTCGGGAACGAATCTCTTGCTGTAATGACCGGTATAGACCGTCATATCTTCGCAATTCCCTTTATTATTGGCAATAGCCTGACCTTGCTCTTTGACAGCAGCCTTGGCCTTGTTATTAGCATCATCTTGGCTTACGGTAGATGTGAAAGGAGCACCAACAACATCTTGTTCGGTTACCGTAATCTTAGATCCTACCTGACCTTCAGTACAATCATTTTTGGTAAATTCCTCACCGTATTTACCAGTCCACGTGCAATGGCCGTCCCGGTTAGCTATGGCCTGGCCCTGTTGCTCGACAGCAGCCTGAGCGAGCGCGTTAGCCGCCTCCTGGCTTTCGTATGAAGTAAAAGGACCACCGGTTACATCGTCTTGGTCTACTGTTACCTGAGAGCCTACGCCTTCTCCTTCACAATTGTCTTTTGTGAATACCTTGCTATATACACCAACAAATTGGTTTTTATCTATGCAAGTACCTTTCTTATTTGCAAGATCTTGTTTCTGTTCTTCCATAGCAGCTTCAGCCAGCGCATTAGCTGCCTCCTGGCTTTCCCTTGACACAAAAGCATCTGGGTATCCGGCAAGATCCTTTTCAGTCAAATCAACGAAGCTTCCGGTCTGAGATTCGGCATCGCAATCATTTTTCTGAACACGAGCCGAAGCCTTTCCTATAAAATAATTAGGATCCTCAATGCATTCACCATTAAGGTTGGCTTGTTCTTGACCGTTTTTCTCTATATCATCAAGAGCTTTCTTATCAGCATCTTCTTGACTTACGTCTGATGTGTATTTACCGGCTTCTACTGTGTAAGTGTAAGGAGCTCCGATAAACCCATCTTCGCAGTCATTCTTATAAAATACTTTTGACTTCTCTACGTTATACCATAAATTTGTTTCACAGGTGCCATGCTCATTAGCATATCCCGGACCTTCAGCTTCCAAGGCTTCCAAGGCCTTCTGATTAGCATCTTCCTTAGAAACAGAAGAAGAGAAGCGGCCGGCTTCTACAACGTACTCCACCATAGATCCAACTTCGGTTACCTCACAATCTGTCTTTTGGAACATCTTGGATTTCCTGTCGTTGTACCATTTTATGGTATTGCAAGTACCATGAGAATTAGCATAGTCTTGACCCTTGGCATCCAACTCAGCTTCAGCCTTACGGTCAGCATCTTCCTGGCTTATGGTAGAAGAGAACTGCCCGGCTTCGATAGTCATCGTAACCAAACTTCCTTCTTCAGTATCAGGATCGCAATCGTTCTTTCTAAACGACTTTGATTTCTTAACATTATACCACAATATGGTTATACAACGACCATGCTCATTAACCCAGTTCTGACCATTTTGCTCAATGTCTTTCATAGCCTTGTCATCAGCATCAGACTGAGATATGATAGACGTGTATTTTCCGGCCTCAACAACATACTCAAGCTCTTCCCCTTTCTCTGTTTCAGGATTACATCCTTCTTTTGTGAAAAGAGCTGACTGTCTTTTATTTCTATAAACTACCTGTTTTTTTTTATGAACTAACGTATATTCTTCAGATACGCTACCGTCCCTGGAAGACACCCTTATCTTGACACTTCTGTTGGCACCAGTATCATTTTCATCAAAGTAAATATTAACCTTGCTATTAAGGCCGCCTTCTTTCTTATCTATGTCTGCCCAACAATTACCTACTTTCATTCGCTAACCCTCCATCTTAAATTTTCGGGAGTTGTATTTACGTTGATTACCTCAGGAGACCCATCAAAATCAAGATCAACAACATCCTTGTCCAGGTAAATTTCCTCCTTATCCACAGACTCGCATTCAACTATTTCAATAACATAATCTTTTATATTGCTTTCTATACTTAACTGCGTGCTTGTTTCATCACCCTCAACCTGTTCAAATTCCTTATCCAATTTAATGTAAGGAACGACCTTTCCGGGCTGATAGATAGGAATCAGTACACCATTTATAGTTATGTTCTCATTAACTTCATTCCCATCCTCATTATCAGGCATGGAAACAATCATCGAAACCTGGAACGTGTCTTCAAGACCCGGATCACCAGGGAAACCATAATCAAGCCTAATATCATTGACGTCAATATTTAGACCGGAAGCGGTAGTAAATGCTTTTATAATACCCTTTATATCTTTCTCACCTGTAATAAGGGCATTGATAGAAGCGGCGTTGGTAGTAATAAGGATCTGCTTGTCTCCACCAGATATAGGGAACTCCAGCCTGCTAACCGAGACTTCTGTGATCTTAATGCCTTTTTGCCTGAAAGTAATAGCTTTCATACTTTCAGTATCGGATTTCTTCACAATTCGGATAGTGATTCTGTCTTCCCTTCCTTTCCAAGATGGAGCATCGAAATTCATTTTATCACGACCGACACCTTCCTTCTTGTCCGAGGTAAGCCAAGAACCATCATCCATCTTATATATTCTTTCTTTGCTCATAATAACCCTCCTTTATTAAAGTGTCAGTTCCCATTCAACGCCATCATCTACCACAACCTGTACCGTAGCCGTACCTCCTGTAGCTTCAAATGTTATGTCAGTAGGAATAACGTCGAATATCTCTTGTACACCTACACATCCTAAGCCACAGATAATGTCCTTAAACCATTCCTCTTTAGCATATTTTTTAAGAACCTCTTTAAAGAACTCACGAAGCCAATCCGAATCAATGGATTCCTTAAGTATGGTTTCTATTATTTCCTTAAGCCAAGATTCGTGCATTTCCTCTTTCAGAATCTCTTTAATAAGCTCGACAATAGTTTCTTTATCTAACTTATCAGAAGGTACAGAACCTTCAACGAGATTACCTCCACATATAAATCCTTTGCATTTTTCTGCCATTTCTTATCCTCCTAAATTAACAATGGAAACCATAAGAACTATTTGCCTCTTCTCGGTACACGACCCTCACTTCAGCAAATTCATCCTGTTGACACATATCCCGGCAGAACCTAACAGTACGACCCTGGACTTTATACATATCAGAAGGCACGATACCCCCGCAATAAGATACAAGCAAAATCTCTGCCGGATCTTTCTTTAGAACCACATGAGAAGTACCGTCAAATACCTCCATATTAACAGATCCACTTACGTTAATAGCCCTTGAAACGTATTTAGCTAAATTAGCCAAAGCTCCGTCTAAAGGCATACCATGATACAAACCAGCTTCTTCTATAGTTTCTCCATCATAGAATATGTTAGAAGAAGGAATATTGCAATGATGCGGGCGTTCGCACCCACCATGACTGCCAAAACAACCGTTGTTACCTGTTATTGCCATTCTGTAAAATATTTATTTTTTGTTTTAAAAATTCTATTTCCCTATCCTGATATTCCATACGGCATATCATTGCATTGATTAAAGCCGTAAGATCAGATTTCTGAGCCAGACTGAAGTAGCCAGCGTTGATGCCGTCCGCGCAGTACACGCAGTTCGTGCAGGTGTATCCGTCCGGGCATGGCACCGGCGTCTCGTCCACATGTGGAACATATACGTGTTTACCACTTAAGTCCTCACCAATTTGTGCACTCTTTTCCATTTTGAAGTTGTTTTTCAAGTTGTTCAACCCTTTGTTTTAAAAGCGTATTCTCTTCTACCATCCTATCCAAAAACTTATCTATGTTTTCAAAAACCAGCTCTATATTATGCATAACCTCATTATAAGGCATACCTGGAGTTAATTTGGATATGAATGTCTTGCATCCTGTATAATGAATGCAATGATCGCTTAAATGGCCATACGGGCAATCGCATTCTTTTGGAAGAATTTCGCAATTGTCCGTACAGTCATTACATGGATCAGACCCGATACAAATATTAGATCTCAGAATATCAGGTCTGTCATCTTTACAAGTGTTACAATTCATGACTTTCTTTTTTTTGGTGCAAGATAGTGTTTTTTATCCACACCATCACAATAAGAAGTCAATCAATGTATTCCAAACGGTTAGTGCTGCCTTTAAAAACGTATCCGCAATGTAAGACTTGTTAGCAGACTAACGGATTTATCAGTGTTATCTTTTATTGTTAATAATAGTGTTAATTGTCTCTCGTATTTCTACGATGCAAATGTGTATATAATATTTTAAAGCCACAAAACAAAATGTTTAAAATATTTTTAAATCTTGTTTTGTGGCTTATAATCAGAATATTGAAAATATGATATATCACAAGTAAGCCCTATACACTACACAAGGCTGCGCCTTAGCGCTGCGCTTATGATGGCTGCGCCATCAATGGGTTGCACCCATCAAACCTGCGGTTGACTGACGTCTAATAACAACTGGGCAAGGCCGCAATGGTTGCGAGTAGTAGAGGAAGTGGCGGAATTTGCAGTCAGATTACGAGGCGAGCAATAACTGTTGTACGCAATACCGCCGAAACGAGCAGCCAATCTACTCCTTAAGCCGATAGCTGAAGCCCAGTAGCAATTGTCCCATGTATAAAAACATTCTCCTGATCCGATACCTCCGCCTTTTTTATCCTTCCATCCGGTATAAGGGATACGGTGTAAAGCATAACTATCTCCTAAATTTTGGGTAGTTGCTATCTTTTTATATTTAGATTCAAAATTAAAAACCTCACCATTATTTATAGTAGACCTTTTCTCATATGTCCATTTCTTTTGATCTGGCTCTATATAAATATCAATAGTATTACCTATTCGAGTGACATTAGGATCATTTAAACAAGTCCCTACCTGTTCGTATCCTCCTCCACAATACCTAAAGACATCTCCAGACAAATTCATGCCATCGAATAAAGACATCCTTAAAATAACTTCCAAATCAAATTCTGCTGGTTCGTCATTTTCGTCTAAGGCCGATATAGTGCCGGTCATTTCCTTAAACACAATAACATTCATATGACCTTCAGCCATACTCTTGGCTCCCTGGATGTTCTTATACCAGTATTTTCCTCCATAAAAATCAAACTCTGATCCTTCCTCTACTCCTGTTTCAAATGCAAAAGAAGCCGCCATCTGGCTTTCCATGCACTGTTCTTTAGGATACTCTGAATTTATGAGGTTAGAAAAATGAGTTGTTTTAGTAGGTTCATAATGGATAATAGAAGAACTGTTGTTCCATGTGGCATACATCCATGTATCTTCTCCTTTTTTACGGTATTTCAATCCTCCGTATTTATGGTAATTAACATCATTACCTACCCCGGAGTTACTTGATATACCTGATCCAAAAGTATCTGGATTAACCAAGTATTTAGTACCATACAGCATTTCAAGGTATATGATATAAGCATTCAAGGTCAAGAACCCACCTTCAGAAAAAGGATAAGAAGATTCAGGATCTACGTTATTAGCCCTCGAATACTTAGCTATATTGATTTGATTTACATCATTGCATCTCGGATAAGTTCTTCCATTTAAGAACATTGTACATGCGTCACCAGCTCCGGATCCAGATTTACAATTTGTTTCTCCCTCATACAAGAAAAAGAAAGATCTTGCCTTGGAGTCTACTGTACATACCGGTCCAGGAGATAAGGCTGTGGGCGGCAGCACAGGGCACGTCTGGCGCAGGTCAAGTCCGTCCAGCATAGGAACCGTGTCTGCGTCGTACACACCAGACCATATTTTTCCACTTTTTCCAACTACTTTATCAGCTACATACAGGCTCTTGCTACGTCCTAAGAATATGCTATAATTCTTTGAAGTAGTCTCCCAAGGTCTTAAAATCCTTACCTCTGACCCTGATACATTATAAAGTTTTTGACCAATACCATACTCTTCGTAAAAAGCCTTAGCGTCAAATGCTCCGGCATCACAATACTTATTTTTATGACCGCTATCCAAATACAGTTCCACATCGCATTCGGCTCTCATTTCCTCGGTTATGCCCACCGTAGGAGCAAAATCTCCGTTTTCAAATCTAAGGAGATTATTCTTACGAAGCTTTCCTACCGGACGCACTTTGTCTCCGGTATTTTGAGTCATGTCTATAAGGTAAAAATCCCAAGAAGGGAGAAGGCTTTTGTCGCCAACTGATTCCGTGGCTTCTGGAGGAAGCTGGTCCTCAGCCCAAGCGGATGCCGATCCTGAAGCACCTTCTTTAAGAACGTTGAAAGTATTACCATCAGACAAAACAAAAGGCTCAGATTCCTCCCCTTTCTTCGATAAAAACTTTTCCCTTTTACCAACTTGATTAACGACGATGCTCTTCTTAGCCTTATTCCCCTCATCGGAAATAGTGTAATTCAAAGTCGTATCAAGACCTTCATTTATTTCAGAAAACACCGACACCAGTTTATCGTTCTCACCTTCTGTCGGATTAAATTTTACGTTGCTCATTTTCAAAAATCAAATTTGCATTCATCAACAACAGGCTCGCATTTGGTATTTTCATTAACCCATTTCATGCCCTCTTCTTCCAGTATCTTCTTAGCCTTTTCATTGGCATCATCAACGCTAATGAAAGACGTTACGGTACCGGCGTATATCCTCCTGTATTTCTCAGGAGCCTTCCATCCTTCCTTACAACGCTTACTAAACCAACCATGTTGATCTTCGTTGTAATAAACGGTTTTACATACTCCAGATTCGTTAGCGGCAGCCTGCCCTTCTTGCTCAAGAATCTTCGCAGCTTCGTAGTTGGCTATTTCGGTACTGAACTTAGACCATACACGCCCGGCCTCTACCACGTGATGTGTGGGTTGTTCTTGTTTTTGACCATCAGGACAATCATTTTTAAAGAAATCTCCTTCCTGTCTTGTGTTATAATATACCTCGCAACAGCCACCTACTTTATTAGCATACAACGGACCTTCTTTCTCCACAAACTCTTCCGCTTTCCTATCTGCATCATCTTGGCTTATACCCGAACAAAATTCAGCCTCATGAACGATAAACGTTTCTTCAGAACCAAGATCTTCCGGACAGTCCGATTTCTTGAAAGCTTTTCTGTATTCTTTGTTGTAATACATCTTTTTCATGACAAGATCTTATTAAGTTCTTCTTTAAATTTCTGAATCTCGTCCGGGCACAACCCGCATTCCCCTTCACATACGATTCTTCTCATACGATCTATTTTAAGAACCGTATCCATATCAGGCTTAATACCTACCTTATACTTATGATATTGTAGATACTGATCAGCCTTACATGCTATAAAACGATCAGCACACTCACATAAGTAAGATGAAGGGAAAAGAATTTGCTGTGTACTTCCGGTAACTGCCATATCACTTCACGGTAAAATACCTGGCGTATTCTTTATTTATGTATTCAGAATAAGTAGCAAGATCATCCGGATCCGGACACTCGTTCTTCAAATTAACAATCCAGCCTCTTACCAGTTTTTGAATATCAGCATACCTTTTACTTACACCTCCTACAAACCTGAACTTGCGATGAAGGTCTATGATTTTCTTGTCCAATACAGCAAGTTCATCGTATTTCTGAATACAAGCCGCATTAGAATCAGCTTTAGGTGTCGTATTCGACTGAGGCTTTATAGCCCGACTTTTATTAACAGAAGCAATGTTGCTTCTTCCACATCCACATCCCATAACTTATTGATATTTAATTGATTATATTTTACAACCACAATTTTCGCAATTATTGAGAACGTAAATCAATTTAGATGCTTTTTCGTATAATTGTTTTACGTTTTCAAAATTCCCTAATCTCATATTAGCTTCAGCCGCAGCCAGCAGAAACTCTATTTCTTTTATTTTATTAATAATGTCATCATCCTCATGATCACATAACACAGTTGACCTGGCCCATACTTTATCTATGTTAAGACGGATCAGATCTGTTTTTAAATACTTTCTGTTAAATGAATAAGAGGAAGGACTGCCTTTTATGGTAATATCGTATATACCATCTTTTAGGTTTTCAAAATCATTTCCGCGACCCGGATTTATGCCAAGGGTCTTACTGTTGAATACATTCAACTGATTCTTACCAAGATAATAAACATACTTATTCTCATCTTCAGGTGGTAAGATCTCTATAATAGCCGGCCTGTCTGCCAGTATCCCCCATTCCGATTGATCGGCTATGCGAAGCGTTTTAGGGTTGTTGGTGCTTATAACCTCAAAATCAAGATGGATGTTGTTCATACTCTCCTCCCATCCCATTCTGGTTAGAGAATCGTCGTATCTGGCTGTTATATCAGCTCCCTCTACTTCGGTGCTATTAACACGCACCTCGGTACCATTTATCTTGACTCCTACTATTTGGGCCACCAACGACTTAGCCATACCAAACATAGGAACAATAATTTCTCCACCGTAATCAGTTCCTTCATTTGGATACTGTACTACTTCCGTCTTGTACAGACCGTCATTTCTTCTGGCTACTATTCTAATAACCATCTGATTTTCTACATCGTAGCCGGTCATTACTACCCTGACATAGAAAATGTTATTTCTTATCTGTGGTAAAATATCAATGTAATTCATTTCCTTCTCTTTTTCTACAAAGATATAGAAATGAAGCGATAAAACACAACACTGACGTATATTGTTATGGAGAGCAAGAACCCTACCCGCACATTCGAAGATCTACTCCGTATTCCCGGAATATGTCGTCGAAGGATATATCTTCGTCAGAATAATACACTTCGCATATCTTACGGTACTTTTTCAATGCCGAAATATACAAGCTCATCATGCTATTACCTTTTATTTTCTTAATGGCTTTAGTGATGACCTCTTCAGTAGATGCACTCATTAGGACATTATTGAAGAAGATCCTAATATTGCAACCAAATCTTTCTTTAACCCTACTCCTGAATAGTCGATACAAGGTTATGTTCTTCAACGTATTCAAACCATTATTCTTCAACCTTTTATTCAATGACTCAACAGCTTTATCGGAAAAACATGTGCGATTCTTCCCTTCTCCATCTACGTGTTCCGAAAACCAAGAATGAAGAGTTCCTGGATTTTTCATTATTCTGCCAATAAAAGAGTCAATGATGTAAGTTCTAAGATCACGCTTGTGAGCATGGCAGGCCGCTATTTTCTCCTCCCTATTTAATGACATGTCAAGACAACGAAAAACGCGGCAACTTTCATCTATGAAATATTCGGGGTGTTCTTTCTTAAATTCCTCACGATAAGCCTTGTATCCTACTTTTCTAAGGTGAGTTATCTGTGAGTTTATATAGAATCTAACACACCTGTTCTCTGTCTCCTGAATCTTTGTACTATATGGTACCGATCGACGACCATATATAAGATAATCGTACACCATAGCCTCCACAAAATCAGCATACGGGAAATAACGACCAAATCCGTAGTTCCAAACAATAAAACAACGCACTCGATCTTTCCAATAGTCGGTGATAACAAAATTACCGCTATGTCTTAAATTGAACTCTTTTTTAAAGAAATGACCTGTTTTGCTATCATAATTAAGATTAAAATACCTTAAATTTCCTAAACATTGACCTTCCGGTCTACGCACTACATTATAGCTAAAATGGTTATACTCATTGCGTATAACCTCTAAAGGTGAGACCGACTCTTTCTTAAGAAGTCTGTCGTGAAGCTTGCGCCCGTCTGATATTTGAAGTATATTCGCCATATATTTGTCTTTTGGAGCAAATGTAACAAAATTGTTTATTGGCTCCAAATTTTACTAAAAGCTTTTAGCCTGTCCTTGGTTTGAGAAAATAAGGGACAGGTATTTTTTTGTACCTAATCGCATTACGACAAAAACGGCACCAAATAGCGATCATACTGTAATACGCTGAGCATCAGGGTGGACCAAGTTATCTTGAATAAAAACAGTCCCGATTTTATCGTTCTCGCTTTTATTATTCATTCCCTGAATTATTATTCATCTTGTTTTAATTAATTATTGGTTATTCATATTATTTTAACTTTTAAGATCTTATTCTTTATTCCTCATAATATGGAGTGACTGAAACCGAATCGACCGAAGGGAGTGAGGTGAAGGAACGTATTGCCCTATATATTGTTTGGCTTATTGTTTAATCCCTTAAGTGAACGAATATCGTGACCGTAGGGAGCGATATGAGAGAACGTAGGGAGCGATATGAGAGAACGTAGAAATATTGATTTAATTCTTTAGTGAATTTATGCCGAATCGAGCGAAGCGAGTGAGGTATGAATGAACTTTTGTTTAAGACTGTGAAGTAGCCAGTGGATAAGCAGGCAGGGCAGGTAGGCGAGGCTGTAGTGTGTCATGGCGCAGGACAGCCCAGGCAGCAGAGCAGGTCCCTTCAGGCCGCAGCACGAGGCAGGCGGGTAGGTTGCAGGGTAGGGGTTGCCGTTGTAGGATAGAACTTCAGGATAGGCGTAAGACAGGCTTTGTCCGTCTTACATCAGTGGCTTCTCACCATATTCTATAAAATACACCCATACTCAAACAAGGAGAAAAGCCATCTTTAGACAATCCGTATCCGGCGGTGATTCCTAATCCCCAGCGCCGGCTCTTTTCGTATATTATTTCTTTTTTGTGGTAGATGATCATCGTATCCAAATTAGGTCTGTATCCGCTTATAACAGCCCGATAATCATCTGTGTTGTATGTTTTTCTTTGTATAGGAATATTGATATAAACAGTGTCTTTTATCGTATCTTTTTCAACTATAGCATCCATAGGGAAAGGTATTTCTACCTCCCCTACGTCAACTATATACTGAGGAACAGGAATAGGTTGGATAATGGTATCTATTACCGTATCTATTTCTATATCGTGTATTATTTCCTGTTTCTTGCATGTTTTACCAAACAAGAAAGATATAAAACACAGTAGAAGAACTCCTAACACATGCCTGGCTCTCATTTTTTGCAAACACATCTTTTACCCTCCTTATCTTCATCTAAAAGTTCCTGTATATCACCGTTGTTAATACCTTCTTTAAGCTCTTCTCCGAATGGAACTTTCTGCCACCAACTTACTTTGCTAAAGAAATACTTAACGCCTTTTACTATCATCAAATCAGGTGCAAGGTCGCCGAGGCGTTTGAATGCCATTCCACCGTATAATATTAAAGCGAATATCGTAATCCACTGAAGAAGCATGTCTATAAACTCTGGGGATTTATGCCCTCCCATAGACATAATAAGATCCATTCCGGATATGGTAAACAACCCGAAAGAGCAGGCCGCGAACTCAAGAAGGATTTTCAAAACTCCCATTTCGCTTATGCATGTCAATATCTTAAAAGGCCTCTTTCTCTTTCTTCGGATATAGCAATGTTTGATACTTTTTATAGTAGCCAACAAAAGATTTATAGCTAATATAAACAATATAGAATATATAAGGTGGTGAATCTCCTGGAAATTCATCCACAACGCTGATAATCCGGAAATGAGAAAAGCCCAGAAACTTTCTAAATTCATCCTTCCTACAAAACGATAAGCCATATTAGAACATAGTTACTTTCTTGCTACTTCCAAGAGAGTCATATACGTCAATATGGACCCAATTGGTACCTGATTCTAATCTAATGGGGCAAGGAAGTAAATCCTGCGATTGAATTATTTTATTCCTTGTCTCTTCTGCCGTCATACCCTTGGCATCGAAATCGATGGCTGCTCCAAGCATATGAGGACTGATATACAACGACCCTGATACGGTCTTTGATTTTACTATATCCGAGATATTGTTCCTAAACCCACGCTCATCAAACCTTCCACCCGACTTCCAGGTATTAACCGTCATTGGAGTTTTTAAGATGTCTTTCCTTAAAACCAGTATCGTGTGAAGCAATTCAGTTCTTAAATACCTCCAGCAAAGATCTTTGTCTCTACCGTATTCTTTAGGACCAACTAATTCAACAATACTAAAATACTGACTCAATTCTTTTATAATATCTTTTCTTTCCATAACTTAACCTTTTTCACAAAGATAATTAGAACCTTACCGATATAAAAAATAAGCAGAGTTCGGATTAAAGAAAAACCCCTGCATAAATAAATATACAGGGGTTATCCATAACATTAACAACAAATTACGACCTAAACAACCCTCACATATCCGGCTGATACAAGATCAGCAAGATTCTCGTAAGCTAAAGGGATGCCTGAATCTCTTATGCAAAGATACTTAATTTCTTTGTCTATGTAATACTTTCCGTTCTCTAAAATAGAATTATATACCCAAGGAATAGGATCGTCTATCGTACCCGAATGCTTTTCCTGAACAACCATATACAGGCTTTCGGCTCCACCTCCCTGGCCGGGAACCCAATCAGCTTGTAGATTGTGATTTTGCCTTACTTCAAACAGAGTCCAATCCAAATCCGAAGGTTTGTTTTTGCTACGGAAACGCTGCCCTTTTACAACAGCAGTTCCCATAGGAAGACCTTTGTCGCCGTAAACTCCATCCTTATCCCAAATAGGGTATAATCCCTTTATCTTAAGAGCAAGATTCTGGTCAGTATTTTCAAGCATAGCCGGCGTATTGATCATCGCCCTCATGTACATAGCTGTAGCCTTCTCTGGATCATTGGCTTCAAGGATCTTATTTTTTTCTATGATCTGATCCTTTGTCCTTACCAACTTCTCAGGATAACCTTCATCCACTTTCATAGACTCAACTTCGCTCCTATCGGTTTTAGAAGCTATTTCCTTTTCTATAGCAGCAGTACGATCGTTGCACTCAGATTCATATACATGCATTTCATTCATTGCCGTATTAGCAATATCAAGCTCGTATTCTGAATCTGCTACGGATACGGTATATATCCCGCTTCCTTTTGCTACATCAATATCGTTTTTAACCTTCTGCCTCATGCTACTGTTATACCATATCTGTTTACCATCCAGACTATAAGAACGGACAGCATCAGAATAAGCATATTCCCTGGCCTCAGAAACTTTCTTATCCTTAGCCTTGGCGAGCAACTCCTCTTCAGTTGGTCCAGGAGGCTCAGGGTCAAGCTGCATGGCAATAACTTCTTTCACACTCGCATCAGGATTGTCTTGATGGAATTTTTCTTGACCAGAATCAAGGAAAACCCATTTACCATCTAAGAAATCTTGGTAAGAATACCCTACTTCGTAAGAAGAAGAGTCTAATTCGTATTCCCCCCAGTAAAAACCTTTTACGTTTTTATTTACATAAAGCATACTCTATCCTTTCTGTTAAGCTTGTTCACCTACTCTAATAACCAACTTATCATTGATATACCAGATACTTAATTCTATAAAACTATTTTTAGGTATCACTACGCTATCGCCTGACATACTCTGGAACTGTCCAGAGGTAGGAAGCGTCTGTGTGATGTCCGTGCCGGTGGTGTTGTTAACCCGCACCTGCCACTCCCTCCCAACATACTCAGAAGATACGGTCATAGACAGATTCGTAGCAGAAGCGACGTTGGCTATGATATTATGAGCACCTTTTGGTAAATTTGCCAATGTTGTAACAACCTTAGGGGGCATAGCCATAAAATTCAAATAAGACAATATCGTATTAGACAACGTAACCAGATTGTTCATAGCCTCATATGTCTTATCTTGAATAACAACAAAAGTCCCCACCTGAATTTCTATATCATATTCAGATGCGCCTACCGCTGAGTCGGTATTAGCAAATGAGGCAAATACTATTTTTAATTTAAAATTATTTTCAAAATCATTACCTTCTAAAAAATAATTCAAATAATAATAATCACCATCTAACTTACCTAATGTGATATTGTTATTGTATGCATCAATAACTTTTGCATACGAATCCTCATCAAGAGTTCCAGAAGTACTGGGAAATATGGATAGATCAAGATAAGTCGAATCTACTCCGGTACTTACCATACCAAGTGATTCAAGCACCTTGCCACCACCTTCTTCAGTAACCAAAATATATTCGTTATACACGTTTTTAGTTTCTGTAGATGCCACATCGTCTTTTACAAGATACATGACATTATCCTTCGCTTCTTCAACAGTAGGAAGTTTGCTAACAATCTGTTTCTTCCACCCTGCTGCCGAAACAGCATCATCTATGTACTGTTTTGTTACATGATCTCCCCATGTCATGTCGCTAAGAAGAGTCTTGCTACCGTCTTGACTTCCGGCAGGGGGAGCCGGGATAAGGCCTCCTTTGCCCGACTCTGAGCCCGTCCCAGGAGCGGCCTGCACCACATTCTCAAGTCTGGAATCAACCTCCTGACCTTCGAATTTACTGTTATAACCTACTTCTGCCATATTTATTTTTTGTTAATTTTATCCAACAACTTCTTGACCTGGTCTACGATGTCCATCACCGCGCCAACCTTGTTTTTTACGTCCTCAACCTTCTGATCAATCTTAGAATCCAAAGCCTTTAAACGGTCTTCGTTTTTACGATACACTAAATACAGGGATAAACCGATGATTGCTATCGTAAGAATATTAGCCAAAACGCATCCGATTATTATCTGAAACATGATGATTATATGGTAGATAACGCTACCACACGCTTTAATTATTCAACTTTCCACAAATATAACAATTGTTCCAACCATAACAAGATCAAAGATGTTCGTTATTAACATCGGACACCCATTCTTTAGATGAAAGAATAGATTCAAACTCAGAAGAAGAGCTGTCATATACCGGATACGGGTATTGAGGTTCGTCATCAGCCTGCATATCTAAAGACTTGAATAGATGGTCATAATGATCTATATGTAAAATAACCTTAGAACCGTCTACGCTCGCTCTTGGGCTGTCTATTCCTAATTCACGTCTCTTTTCTTCAGATACGGAATCATATACTTCTTTTGGTATGATAATGAATTTCATATTACTTTGATTTTAGGGTTTGTAAATAGTTATATGCTTTGATACAGTCGTCTTTGGAGAGGATTCTTGGATAAATTGCAAGGTTCTTAAAAGCTATTCGATCAAACCTACCACCACTACTCGATACCTCCAACATACCACCAGAACCAACTACATTACCTGTATTTGCCAGTATTTCATTCCAATTACGATCATAGACCCTACCATCTGAACATGCAGCATTAATACTTTTAATTCCGTCAAGACTATTTGTTACTGATCCTGAATTAATATAAAGATCAAGTCCAATCATTGTGTTGTAGATATAAAAACTAGACCCTTTTACTAAACCAGTACCACTCTTTTTATTACCAATAAACTTCCAATCCCCAACAATCGTAAAATCCTTACCCATTCCAAAAACTGACGAAACTATCTTATCATCCACCCCATCAGTAACTAGATAGCCTTCGTATTCAGGGATTTGCTCTATAGTAATGTCACAGGATTCTTGTACCTTATTTAAGGTAAATCCATACCAATCTCCATTTGCTTTAAATGGAAAAGACGGTAATGTATAAATTCCATCTTCTGATATTTTGTATATCTGTTGTCCTTCAGAAGTTACTTGTTTATAGGATAGAGTTTGGCCATTTTTCAGTCCATAAACTTTTATCTTATAAGAAGGAACTGTAAAAGAAGGTTGTTCAGGATAGGATTGATAATATAACTGTGTAGACGCAACTTTAACTGAAGTTATATTTACAGAATGACTCGTACAAGTTAAATCCGCTCTAGCAGTAGATTGAACCCATCTACCACCAGCATAATTCTCAGCATACAACCCATACCCACTCCCTTCTGCAAACCCAAAATTCGACAGCACAAGATCATTACCATTGCCCGTAATGTTGGCAATAGTAGCACGATCTTCGTCCTCGTTGGTTTTGCCGGTGACTGTCCATGCCTGGTAGGGGAAGAGCCAGGGATAGGTTTTAACGAAGTAGTCTTTGATCTTGGTCAGTTCTTCTTCGGTGGCATCATGATCGAGAATGACTATTTCCCAAATGGCAGCATTGGCATAATTACTTAATTGGCCAAAATAAGTTTTACAAATACACAGCTTATTAGTAGATTTAGATGTTCCTTTTTTTATTATTTGACCATTGTAACTACTTGATGTTTGCCATGTAATAGGGTTATTATCATCAATATATACATCTGTAAAACTATTATAAGATCCCGTAACGTCATTTACATTTTCATCCTTTCTATATTCAATTAAAAAAGCGCCTTCATCATTTGTGTCAAGATTTGATATTAAAGGTCTTTTATATTGAGTTGCATCATATCGTGTTATCCAATTCCTCAATGCAATAATACTATATCCTTTTTCTTTAGGCAATAATGGCAAGTTGTCACATCCCGCCCAATCGTCTACTCCGTCAAAGACGAGTGCGCCGGGGTAAACATCACTAATACCCGAACCCTCCTTCCAAGCGAAATTCTTCATCTGTAAATCATGCCCATTACCTGTAAGGTCTTTCCATACAGGGTTCTCTGCCATTTGTTCATTAGTAAGACCTAATGCTGAATAACGAGCTACAATTCCTTCTATATCAGGAAAAGAATCCACTCTACATGGTAAGTCCGATATCATTTTAGCATACTCTTTAAAAGGTATGGAAGTAGGTACATCATACCCTTTGGATATAAGGGCTTGCCTTATATCCTCTTTGGTATTTATAATCCTCATTAACTTATCTGATATGGTTCCCATCACACTTCCTCCCCGTTTATGTAATCCAATACCGAACCTATATCTCCGATGTCCGATTTTATTGACTCTCCTTGAGAATGTATTTCAATAAGTTTCTGATATAAGGTGTTATCCCCTATACGATTCTTATCTGTAGCTTGTTCTTCGATCTTAGTTATCGTATCAGGATCCTCGTACTTGACGCCATCAGGACCATACCATTCGTCTGTTAAATTCGTGTATTTATGACGAACTGGAGTCGGTTTAGACTCCAGTGTTACTAAAAAATATTCGTTACAGCTCATGACAATAAGATTTAGTGGTTGCAACAATTACATCTACAAACTGTTCTCACGTAGCCAGAGGGAATGGCAGCCAGCTCCGTCCCTACGGCTATCGCCGGGTCAGTGCTTTCCATGACCGTCAGCGCCATCTTATCCACGTCAAGGTCATTGTCGTAAACGATTTCTCCCTCAACGTAAATGCTCCCTGCATCAGAAACGTAGCAGTTTTTTACCTGTCTTATATGACGCTGTGTAGCAGACGCAAAATCGCACTCGATACTTAACCAACCTACCGGTATCTGATCGATATTGGATCCGATATTATAATCAGGATCGGTTGTTTTAAGCACCATATGCCTCAATTCCCTTGTGTTTCCGTATCCGTCCATTGTTATGTATGTCCGGATCTGAACCTTACCTTTTCCCGTCTTATAACAGTTTTCTACTATTTCAGTGTCGGATGTAGTAGCATCGGGGAAATCACAAACAATACGCTGCCATCCTTCTTGTATTTTGCTGAATGTGGCGCCTCTTTGTATATCAGGGTCGGTCGTTTCTAAGACAATAAGATACTCATCCCGGACTCCTATTATGCTATCTACCGACCTGTATCCACCAAGATGTATTTTGCCACCAGGAGTAGTGTAACATTCATCTACGGACATAATATGTCTTTCCGTAAGATCAGGGAAGTCGCATTCGGTTTTCGTCCATTCGTTAGGTATCTTATCTATTTTCGTCCACTGAGGATAAGCGGCGTCCGTTGTCTTAACAATATAATAATACTGTTCCCTTACACCAAGAACGCCATCAATAGCTTGATAACCTTTTATATTGACCTTACCACCATCTGTCTTGTAGCATTCGTCTACTTCAACAATTTCCCGGTCCGTCATGTCAGGAAAATCACAGACCATCCTCACCCAATCTTCGGGAATGGAATCCAGCACGGCCCCTACCTTAATATCAGGATCGGTAGACTGAAGGACGGTATAAACCTTTTCCCTGGCTCCAAGAATGTTATCTATGGCCACCAAACCTTCTACTTGCACTTTCCCCTTTTTAGTAGTGTAACATTCAAGAACGTAAGTTACGTCTCGCTCTGTCATGTCAGGAAAGTCACAAACCATTCTAACCCAATTTTCCGGAATCAGCCTGAAAACATGGCCGGCAGGGAAATTATCGTCCGTCGATTGAATAACGGTATAAATAGATTCCCTGATATTTATCTTATCATCTATGGCTTCTAATCCTTCTATTTCAACCTTACCATCCGGAGTTTTATAACATCTGTTGACGAACGTAATGTCGCGTTCTGTCATATCAGGAAGATCACAGTCGATCATAACCCACTCGTCCGGTATTTTAGCAAGAACCTTACCTACCGGATTATCCATGTCAGTACTGTCGGTAATTCTATGGGTTTCTTTAAGAACATCCATCTGATCGTTAAGAAGATACCAACTCCATACTTCAACCTTCCCACCAGGTGTACGGTAACAAGTTTTGAAATCTTTGATAACTTTCTCGGCTATATTAATCCACTCCCATTCGGTTGTGGCCGGAATACCAGAAACAGGATGCTTCTTGCCTTCTTCGTCAAGATACCAATAACAGCCATTTAAGGACACAACCACCTGGTAGATTTTGTCCCCTATTTTTATACCGGATTTGCTGTCATCTACCGGTTGGGAGGAACCCCATTTTCCAACTATGTTGGTTATTTTGTCAATGCCCCTACCTAAGGCACCGACTAAAGAATCCACGCCGTTCATATGAAATCGATCTATTTCAAATTATTTTATTACAAAAAAGGGGGTGGAGGACCAGCCTCCTCCCCCTTGGGATATATAGAAAAAAAGGAAAATCAAATCTTGCAGGGCTTGATATTTGCCGAAGCAGCTAACAAGTCCATAAGGTCTTGAATACCTTCGTGAGCACCATACGGTACATGGAAGTGTACTGTAATATGATCATCAATTACCCTACCGAAGCCGTTAGAGTAACGTGCCGGCTTCAGCGTTACTGAATAATCAGCATACGGAGCCAACAGGTCTAAGCGAGTTTCTTCGTTGGTAAACATCCGTTCCATAAGTTCTTGGTGAGTCTTACGGAAGTCGAAGAACATACGTTGTTCGCGTTCTTTATCCAGCAATTCAGCGCCGAGGTGAGTGCGCGGAGCCCAGTGCTGTTTGTATTCGGTATGGATCGGGTTGAAGTACGTGCTGATAACCTCGCGCTGTTCATCCGGATAACCGCCATTTACAGCAATACGAACAGATCCTTCCTGGAATGTCAGACGGTCAATCAAACAGTCAGACGGAGAAATCATGTAGTCAATACCACGGAACAAGATACCGCATTTGCAGTTCTTAGGAAGCGGATCGGCGATAATGGACTGATCTCCTGCTACGGCACCCAAACGTTTCCAGTTACGTCCACGATAAGATTCTGGAGCTTTAGATACGAAGAAGTCTTTGAAGATTTTATCGCATTCGTCGCAAACCATGTTAGTAACGACCGTTGTTTTGAATTTGTGTTGACATCCACCAGGTGTACCGTAATCTTCGATTGTCAGATACGGGAATGCTGCCTGCAATTCTTCTTTAGCACTGTTACCACATTCATCATCCGGCAACGTGATTTCATAAGCTTCTTTCGAAATCTTACAAGAACCACATGCTTCCCAGCTAACAGTAGTAACAGCAGGATTGCTACACATATCTGCTGTTTTAGCAACGAACGTTACTGTTGCAGTCGGATTAGTTTCTACAAATGCATCGATATCAGCCTTCGTCAGTTTCTTGCTTACGGCCACAGTGTACATACCTACGCCGCCATCTTGGGCTGCTGTTTTCTCGGCAGTGCCACTAACGGCATTCTTAATGCTTTCTACTACAGTAGACTGATCAACACCATCATCCTCTAACGTTACGGCATAAATCAAACCGCCGTCTACCTTAGTATATCCTTCAGGGCACTCTTCACAGCCTTTCATAATAGAAGACAGTTTTTGAGTATAATCAGCAGGCTTACCGCCTTCTTTCATCACCTGATATTTGGATGTAGAAAGATGACGTCCTACTCTCTTAATATCCAAACCGGGATAAGCAGCCTTAAGCTGAGCCAGGGCATAAGCATCACCGGTATCACACATTTCCATACAATAGAAATTCATGTCGGTTTCCACCGGAGCTTTTTCCAGTTCATCACAAGAATGGATAGGATGGATTTCTACAAAATCACCTACCTTTCCACCACCTGCAATCGGCTGATTCTTGATACGTTCGATTGTTTTCAAGATAGCGGCCAAAATATCAACATCTTCACAAGGATCACATTCTGAACACATATCCTCACGACCTGGACAGTTTTCGAAAATGATGTAATCATCGATATTCACCTCACCCATCGGATAACCACGAAGCTCGAACAAACGTCCTGTCAGCTTAATATGGATAGGAATACGATCGCCTTTTCTTGCTGTAATAGCGGTATTGTCGTCAATTCCGTTATAACCGAAAATAACCTCATCTACTTTAATTTCTTTGCTCTTCGGAGCAGAAGCGTATACTTCTATGATTTCGTCAATAGCAAACGTAGGTGTAGAGAATGATTTATCATCAGATACACGATCGTTCACCATCTCATTACGTCCGATTCTGATCTGGAAACGTTGTTCGTCCTTACGATATCCTTTCAAGTCTTTCAACGCTTTCAAACCATCTTTAGTCTGCTCACCATCCAAATCATAGATAGCGATCTGACCTTCTTGAAGCAACAAAGAATCTACGTCCGCCAACTTAGCGTGCGGAGGACAGATAATGTGTCTGTCATACGGTTTATGGATAGCCATAGCCTTATAATATTTTAAAAATTAATATTCTGTTATCTGTCTCAAAAATAGCGATAGTCATATAAGCAACAAAAAGCATTAGGAATTAATTAATTCTTAATGCTTTTTGATAATGTTTAATTTAGGATGTGCCTTTATTCTGCTATAAAGGAGATTGGACGTTGTTTGAATCTATTTGATAACGTCCGTATTCGCTTTCATTCAAAGCAAATTGCTTTTCAATCATGTTAAGGATAATACCAATTAATTTATCATCTAATTCAGGATCTATATCGGTTGAATTAGAACCATCGGATTTAATATATCCTTCGATGTCAACTTCCTTCGGATAGCGGTAATACGTAAGATAAACGGTGTCTACATCAAAACCAGACTTATACACCCTTACCGAATCTTCGCCTATGGTGTAGAACGTTTCCCTAAAATCAAAATCAGGTTTGTTAAAAAAGTCGGCAAGAAGCTCATGTGGGTTTTCGTTCTTAGCCTCCCACATGGTAAAATCAGTAACCGTGCATTCACCTTCGGTAAATACGCCTGATATGTTTGAAAAAGAAAAGAAATCAGAAGGCAATGAAAACAAAGTACTTTCCGGATTATCTTTATCTTCTTTTTTATCAAGTTCTTTTGAGTACACAACCAACTTTTGTATATAACGTATATCCTCTTCGTTTTTCTTATCAAGGATATAACGAACAAGGCGGTTTTGTTCGTCATTAAAAAGCTGAACAAAACGTGCCTTGTCGAGTTTTATACCACCGTTGGTCATGTTTTCTTCAGCCTTCTGTAAGGCCCGGAGATAACAATCAACGATTCTCATAAATTATTCTTTTTATCAGCGTATTGATCAACATCGAAACCTTTCTCATCTTCCTTTTTCTTCTTGTCAGACTTAGCGCCTTCTATTTTTTTATGCTTGTTCTTTAAAGCATTATACTCTTCCAGAACACGTGACTTGGTTTCTAACATTGACTTATTGGAAGCAAGAGCCATAGATGCAGAGATGGCGTCGGCGCCCAGGAGCTCGCCATTCAGATACAGTCCGTCGGTGTTGACGGTGACAGCCAGGCCCTCGATCATTTCCCTGATCATACGGTGGAATTTAATCACCTGCATCCCTTCGGAAGATTCGTCGTCAGATAAGAACCTTGAGCTTGCTTCTTTATACATATCAACGTTCGTATTCTTGGCATCAATCCAATTAGTGAATATGTATTGAACCATGCTCTGATCAAGCTCTACGCTATATATGATGTCAAGATACAAAAGCAGATCGTAGATACTTTTCCTTTCAGCCTCTGACCCTTTCAGCTTGTTCATAAATTCGTATAAAATATCAGCCTTGTCAATCTGACGTTGTTTCCTGATATCTACGGCCGTAGTCTTGTCTTCTACACAATAATAAGATTCGACATACATCGGATTACCATCTTCCTCTTTAGGAGTAAGAGACTTGGATAAAATAGCTATATACAGCTCAAATAAATCACGAACGTCATTAGTGTAGAACAGACGACCATCATACAAGTCAATTCTGTAAGAATCCCAGAAATCGAAGTTCTTTTGGTCCAGGTCCTCATTGACAGTTTCTTCAAACGGATACCGAATATTCTTAATACGCATATCCATTTCAGCTTTCTTGTCTTCAAGTGAGTAACCTTTATAACATGCTGAATTGACGAAGAAACCGGTATCATATACCCTAAGATCCTTATCCCATCCACAACAAGATACTGTCTTGTTCCCAGGGAAAGGAGTCTTGGAAATGCCTCTTTCCTGATATCCGGAAGGAGCTTCTTCATCCATCTTACCTGTTATAACATAAATAGAGTCGGAATATATCTTCATTCCTCCTACGGTAGCCAGCAGTTTCTTAGACTCATGGCTTTCTTCAAAAATCTTTTTTCCCATCTTTTTATATATCCTATGAAAACAAAATTTGCGGCCGGTTTTAAAGCCGACCGCAAGTTAATATTAAAAGTTATGATTACAAAGAGCTTGGTAACAATTCAATTGTTACAAACCGGCTGGTATCTTTTACCCAACAAGCCGATACAGAGTGGCACCAGAATTGTTCTGACATACGAGGATGGCTGGATACAATTTCTTGAGCCGATACTCTGGATGACCATCTACCTTGTTCGTAACCCCACCACATAGAACCGATATCAGGCTTAACGTAGAATACGTTGCTGTTGATATTACCAATACGAGCTTCGGCTGAAGCAGGAATGCCGGCGAATGCATTAGAGTATTCAGGAGCGGTCAAGTCTTCCATAATACATGAATATGATGTGATAGGAGTCATACCGTCTACCAACTGGCTTCTATCTACCATATCAACGTAATCCAAAGAAGGTTCGTGTTCTACAATGACCTTACCAATACCCGGAATAGTAACACCCTTGATCTTTACAGTTCCTAATTCAAGAGCATCGTTTGATCCTGTTACCGGGTTATTGATGATACGTTCTGTACCCATAAGCGGAGCCAAGGCACCTAATTGAGAGAAGAACTCATCACGGAAGATCTCAACGATGTTCTTGTAAGCCATAGCACCTACCTTGAATTTCATTACACGATTTTCAATCGGCATATCGCTACGACCACGGAAAATATAGTCAGCAGCAGCCAGGAAGTGTTCACGCTTGATACCGCCCGGACGAGCGTAAGAAATAACGAAACCACGACGCAGTTGGTGATACAGGCCTTCGTTTTTCATCAAAACACCATTATGACCCTTGACTCTACCTCCACGCATGAACATAAGTTCGTATGCTTCCATCTTAGCCAATTCAGCCAAGCAGAACAAAGACACCGTATTAGCTACACGTGCTGTACGCATATCAATGCTTCCGTCACCAAGACGAGAACCGATAATAGCATAACTTGCATCACCTCCTCTGATTTCAGAAAGCTGACGAACTTTCTGGTAAGCCTTGTCGATGAAATTCTGTGTACGTTCATCCGCATAAGCCAAAGACTTAATACCGGCATACATAGTCGTTTCACCTTCAACACCACGGTGTCCACCAAGCGTAAATTCACAAGTCATAGAACCGGCCTTAGAAGCACCTCCTACGCCAGAGAACTGAGTAGAGAACTCACCAAGAACGTTTGTTACCTTCCAGTATTTAATACCGGCACGAAGCATGTCTTTCGGGAAGTATTTAGCACGAGAACGGCCCCACAACTTACACCAGTATCTCCAGTTTTCACCTTCTTGTTTCGGAGGACGCTCTGTAGAGATAAGAGCCTGGCAACCGTTAATCACATCGTAAGTAATAACATCTCCTTGTTTAAATTGTGCATTCAACACAATTTCAAAGAAGCTTTCATCAATACCGGGTTTTGCATATTTCAAAGACGTGTCTTCTACTGTAACCACCTCATACGTTTCTGATACCGGAAGATCATAACGGAATGAACCATTGATACCATTTACGGTAATAGTAGCATCCTGTTTGATCATACCCATATACATAGGCAGAGGATAGTTTGTAATGTTAGAAAACAACTCAAGCATACCCAGATGATTCTTATCCGGATTTTCGTAGTACCAATCTTCTAAAGAGCTAAGATCGTGTTCTACGATACTTTGCTTAACGACTTTAGCATCGGTATATCCAATCACCGTGTCACCATTCATGGTGGCCGGGAAATTTTTTGTTAAAAGTACATTAGCCATGAACGAAAAAATGTTTTAATTTTTAATCTATACTGATTTCATCGAACTTCACACCTTGAACTTGATCACCTCTATCATCTACCGGAGCCACCCTCTTATCTTTATTTGTGTGGCTGATGAGCTTATAAATTTTCTTTTTCTCATCAACTACAGCTTGATTCGACTTCTGTTTTATGAACTCTCCTGGGTTCATAAGAAACATAATCAAATCTGGCGCCTCTTCCGGATTCATCATCATCTCCCTTACCCTATTAAATGCCTTAGTGATTCCGGGATTCGATTCAGAAGGTTTTAGGGCAAAATCAAGAGCTTTAGATACCATAGTGTCATTTAGCTGATACTTTTCCTGGATAGAAGACTTAAGGTCTTTCTTATACCTTCTAAAATCTTCTGCATCCTTCGCCTTCTTTTCGGCAGCCTCTTTAGTACGTTGCTGGATAATATCATCCATTCTCTTATCAAGATCAGCCTTGTACTTTATAGCCTTTGCTTCAACATACTCTTCACCTTTATTGATAATGCCTTTGAAAAACTCATCAGCTTCATCTTTAGGCAACCCAAGAAGATCAACATAATGGCGAACGATCTTTATCTGATCTGCTTTGTTTTCAATGTCAAGCTTTTCTATAGGAGCGACATTCGTATCATATTGCTTAAGAATATCAACGATATTCGCGCCGGCCTTATCAGCCTGTATAAGCTTCTTAGTAATATCAGAAACAGAGGTAACATCTATCTTATCCTTAACAATGTCCTCTTTCTGGCTTTCAAGGACTGTAGATAGTATGTCACACAACGAATCTTCTTTACTAAAATCAAGATCATTGATAGTAATCTCTTCGCCATTTTCACCGCTAAACACCACATCTTTCAAATCGGGAATGATTCCCCTTGAAGAAAGGGCATCCAATACTTTTCTGTAATTGACAACCGGGGTCTCTACCTGATCCTGATTAACGTCAACTACATTCTCTTCTCCTTTTTTATCCTCTTTAGGATCAGGAGTAGGATCAACAACCAGCTCTTCTTTAATTTGAGAACCTTCTTCTAGAGGCTTCTCATCTTTTTTAGCCGGTTCATTACCATTAATAGGCAGAATATCTTCTTCCCTATTATAAACATCATCAACCGGACCGATACTAAAAATATCGTCCAATTCTACTATTCCATTTTTTTCTAATTTTACCATACTGCAAAAATATTTAAATACCTATATTTCAGATAAAAAACTTATAAGTGTTTAATCTTCACTAAAAATTAAATATCCCCAAATTTTATTAGAGATTTTCTAATGAAATTTGGGGATATTTAATCCTTAATTCTTATTGATTCCGGCTACATACCTTTTGGTGGCATCTTCCCTCGCTCGTTGAGCAAGCTCTTTGGATTTTAATTTTAACTCTTCCATTTTCATTCTCATTTCATCATCATGAAGTTTGGAATCGTTTTCGAGCTTCTTATCCTCTATCCTTTCCTTGCTTTCTATATCAGCTTGCCTTACGGTCTGATCCGAAACAGAAGCCAGGAAGTTGAGGGAGGTGGCGTCGCTCTTGGCGTCTGCCGCCCTGCCTGCCGCCTGGATCTTCTCTTGAAGTATCCTGTATTGACCTTTCTTGTCTTCTAAAGCAAGTTCATGCTGACGTTGCTTATCCTTCTCAGCAGCTTCAGCTTGTATCTGTTGCTGGTTAAGCTGCATCTGATTCTGTTGTTGCTGCTGCATCTGACGCTCGTTGTATGCGCGAGTATTCCTTGCATTCTGTATAAGTTCCACCATAGAGTCTGATGTGAAGATAGATGCAAGATCGTAAATATCGCCTCCGGCCGTATTTAGCTGCAACATGAAAGTCTTAAATTTCTCAAGCTCATCCCTTTTCTTGGAATTAGATAATGCCTGAACACCAAGATGCCTTAGACTAAGACCGTCGGTTCCTATAGATAAAAACGCCCTGGTAAGATCACTTTTTGTGTACATTACAGAAATATCCTTTCCTTCTTGCTGGCATTGTTGAGCGACAGCCAGATGAAGATCAAGAGCGCGTTTCTTGAAGTAACCGAAGTTATCAAAGTATATCTGTGTTTGTAACATAGATGCCGTAACGCCCTGCTGGACCCCAGTGGCGGTCTCATACCTGTTGGGACCGTTAATTACTTGAGGCGTGATACCAACCATTTCAAAACACTTCATCCTCGACCATTCAGCAAGCTCCATTCTTGTTTTAAGCTGCTCTGTCTGCGACAAATCATAGACGGCAAACTGGTTGAAAGGAACACCTCCTTTCGTGTTTTGAGATGAGGTATCTAATGTCAGAGCACCTACAGACTTAGCTACATCAAGAAGATTAGCCCATATATCAGCCACATCTTCACCCAAATCCTTGTATTCACTTGGAACCAGATTTATATCCCCTAAGAAGAATTTACCGATCTCCTTTTCAAGAATATTGTTTATCTGATTTATGGAGAAATTATAAAATATTTGATACGGCTGAATCCTGTTAGCCATAGAAGTACCGATATATCCGGCAACGGGTAGAACAAAGTCATAGATATTGCTATCCCCTTTTATCTGGTGATCGATAGGTTCTCCATCCAGATACAGGTTATCCTGAGCGAGAGCCCCGCCACTGATCTTAACCCCGTATCTTACCTGTGGAACGTAATCTACGAAATAGGTATTAATCTCCGGGTTCTCCATGCCCTTACTCATGGTCCTGGTAATTTTCTTAATACCATTTTCCTGTAAAAAGTCTTGAAGAAGCTCGTCAGTTACCATTTCAGTAGTTACTAATCCGGTTTCAGTTTGGTAGGTAATTACATATACCTGAGCCGGGGATACCCAATATGATTCAGTTACCTGATACAAATCACTACGAACATGCTCGTCACTCAAACTCTGGGCACGGTTATAATAATTACCATGCTCTAAATTTGGCATGAATCTGGTTCTGTGATATTCGTTGCCATTACTATCGTATCCGGTATATGTGCCGGCTGGGATACCGTAATAATCCTCATAAGCTTTTATAGAAGCATAATCATTATATCCTTTCCAAGGTATTACCTTATTCTGATATAACATCCCTACACTCGCCGATTTGGATAAACTTACATAGCTTCCATTATCACCATTGTTATAAGTGCCATTGAAATTATCAGCACCTCCTATAAGCTTTTGCTTGTCTTTTGCCGTAAGAAGATGCCCCCACCTTACTATAATATCATTGGCAGTATAATAATGAACACGACCAATATAATCCCCATATTGAGGATACTTGCTATCTAATGTCTTAGAATAAAACGTATTCAACGGAGACCACCTCTCCGGCTTATAATAGTCGTATCCTACATGATAATTTCTAAAGCAACGACCGGTAAGAAGATAGTCAATGAAATTCTCAGTATCTATCTCATCCATGTAAAAACGCCCCCTGTCCGCCTCAAGCGTATGAGAACCCCATATAACCTCGGCAGTCTTCCATTTTGTATTCATGAAGTTCTCTATCTCAGGAGGGGTCATAGATGCTTTCACCTCTTGTATCTGCTGAGCATAAGCCTGCTTTTCTTCTTCGCTGGCAAAATTATTATAATCCGGATCCAATCCTCTATTTAATAACTCTTGCCTAACCCTTCTGTCCAATTCCTCTCTAATGTAATTATAAAGAAGATTTTCCTTCGTGGCAGAATACTGATTCACTTCAGATTCGTCCAATCCAACTACATTATACTTGTCAGAAAGATTGCCCAACCATCCTACAAAAGCGTTTACGATCGTACCTATTATATCATAATGACGTAAGAATGATGGAATATTTACATTGTCCCTTATAGACTGAACATCCTTAAGATAAGGAATTACATCTTTCAGTTCCATAAATGACAGCTTGCCTTCCATCATCCTATAAAAATCCTTGAACTTTTGGTTCTCATCAAGCTGCTTCAAACCAATCAATTCAAGAGAATCCATAGTGGCTTTAAACCACTCCCTGGTTTTTCTCTTGGTAGGTATAGCCTGCACCGGCAACCCTGAAAATACTCCTCTGGCCGGAAAAGCCTGATCTCTGTTAAAATACTCCATGAGCTATATGTTTTTTCACAAAGATAGGTAAATTGTTCTACCTATCTCATTTTGTAAGGGTTATGTCTTCTTACCGTAAATCCTTTGACCTGTTCCATCTTTTTACGTTCTCTCTTCTTTTGATTCTCCTTCTGAGTCGTACTTTCAGGCATGTAACCCATATCATCATAATACTTAGCCAGGAGAAGAGCGTGGCCGAAGGATATGATACGGTCGGTGTTGGTCCCAGGACCGAAGGCTATGATCTCATCAAGAAGTTCTATATCAGGGATACGGTAAATACCTTTCTGTGTTATTTCATTACCATCATCATCATACCCAACAACAACATCCTCCCAGCAATATTGAATAACGGTATTGAAAAGCATGCGCTGATTGGGAACCGTAGGAGCCAAACCGAGCTTGTTGTTCTGACGGGCGCCAGCACGAATAATCTTACCGGCAAGACGTTCGCCATCTTCCAGCAACATAAGCTGCTTATTTCGTCTCGTAAGATAAAATTCATACATTCTGTCGGCATTCTCCATAAGACACTTGGCCCCATACGCTTCTTGAAGTATTTCACAATTCCTACAAAAATCATCGGAAGATGGAGGACGTGATGCGTATGATGCTACTATGCAATAAGCAAATGGATCGTTGATTTTTACATATCTTTTAAGTACATAAAACGAACCAACAGAATCAGTATCAGCCTTGTCAGATTTATAGGGGTCAAGCGATGAAACATAAGTGTAATCAAAAACACCTCCTTCTTCTGGTGGATCCTCATATATAACAACAGGAGAATCTATGTTACCACCTTGAAACGGATAATCAGCAAGCTGCTTATCACTAAAATTATACCCCATTTTCATGCCGTCTATCTGATAAATATCCACTGTTTTACCAGGCCTACCTTCTTCAAGAAGACGGCTTTTGTGCTTCAACGCATCTTCTACAGGGAACCTATTTACGTTCGTATTAAGGAAACAATCATCTATAGACAAAGGAAATGCCATTCGTTCCTGAACGTATAAAGCTCTATCCTTTTTGACAAGTTCATCAAGACGAGATTTTATCTTCTTAGTATTATCATCAAATTTTGATACCTGAATATCTATTTTCTTAAGACCTGTAGCTTTCTCTATTCCAAGGTACTTATCTAAGGTTGTTGTTTCCTTATCATAAGCATGAGACATCTGAGCAGGAACAAAACAACCGGATTGACTAATACGCCAAGTTGGTTTTAAACAACGTTTATTAAGCAGATCATAATTCATGACAATAAACCCGTATTCAGCAGGGTTATTCATCACTTTTTGAGCATCTTGAGACTTTTCAACGTTGCCGCCCGTACCGGAGCATATCATCATCCCCCTCATTCTACCGTGCATCATATGGGCAGGACGACCTTGTAAGTATGCTGCTAAAAATGGAAATTTACCTACCTCATCATAAATAGATGTATATGGTGTTCCAGATGCGGTCTTAAGAGAGGCACCGGCTTTACCGCTATCAATATTGGTAATACGAATACGAGCGTGAACGTCACGAATATTGTTCACCGTCTTAGTACCCATAATAACCTCTTTAAACCAATCATTACCTGTTCTATTTATTCTTAGATAAGGATGTATATTATCAAGACCAAACTCAAGATACTCACCAAGACTCATAAGGTCCTCCTTACTTGACCCAATAACATTATGCGTCAAATTGTACGTCATTGTAGCATTACGAGCCAAAAACGAGCTCATTATGGCCGTATTATGAGTAACGATGTAATTGGTGGTCAAAAATAAATGAGAGTCATTATCAACGGTTATACAAGTGGCATGCTCCTTTCCGTATATCGATATGGATCTTATTTTTAATTCCTTACGATTCCTTGATAGTATAAGTTTGTTCCCCTCCAATTTAGCATACCAACCTGAAGCCCAAAACATACGTTGTACAAAATTTATGACATCCATGTCAATATGAGACAACGTAAGCTCTTCTTCTCCGGTTACTACGTTTCTGAAAGAACGAATGAAGTTTTCTATAAAATCTTTCTTTTGATCTATGGACGATCTTAAAAACTTCTTACAAACGTATTTATCAAAAAACATATCCCCTCCATAGCCACCTAGATAAGCCGCCAGCATCGAGGCGTAGGCCGACGGCGGAACCGGCAGCTTTGCCGTAGGGTAGTTCAGGGCCTCACCTACTGGAATAGACATACTCTTATAATCTAATCCAGCTATGGATCTAAGACTCCTAACATGCCATTTTCCGCCATGATTGACACGCCATTGGTGATTTCCGCAACAAATAACGTTACGACCGTCTTCGAATACGACTCTGTAGGTGGTTACTTTCCCTTGAGGGTAGACACCTACGACCTCTACCAAATTCCCTTTATCGTCATATATCTTATCCCCTACAACGATATTTCCTATCATCTTTTCCCGGTCCTCAAGATAAAGTATCTCAGAGTCAAGAAGGGCTTTTCCAAAACGACGGCACCCGAACATGAATATTCCTTTATTCTCTTCTTCAGCCTGCTTTAGAAATTCGGCAAACATCCATTCATTATCACGAAGCTGAGAATTTCCAGGAATACGATCATCTCCTACGTCAATCATCATCTTCCAGAAATTGATATGCCAATATAGCCAAGGATGTATAAATACCCCATTTATGGTAACACCGTTAAGGAGTTTCATAGCCTCATTCTCCCAGAATTGCTTGACATCATCGTCTTGATCTTCATAAGAATACAGGTCATTCCATAACGGGATATCGTTACCCATATTTATATAAAGTTCTTTACTGTTAAAATTCATGACAAAACTATTTATCGAGCTTGTTCTTAGCTTCATTCTTGACAAAAGACTGAATACCTGATACTGTTTGTCCTCCTTTTAGACTTTTCTTGTTTTTGGCAGCCTCAAGCTGATTATAGACATCCATTATCCCACACATCTTAATATAAGATTCAGTCCATTGCATTAAGCTATCAGACAAGCTTTTTTGAAACCTAAATTCTTTCTCCCTCTTATCAGAATCTTCTATTTTATCCCAAGGGTTTTCAGATAGATAACGTTCAGCTTTATCTATCTGATCCCTTAGCACAAGAAGTTTTCGATCTACGTAAGAGACATCATCGTTAGTCGGCTTTCTTACCTTCATTATTCACTATTTTTAAAAAATCCTCATACTGAGACTTAAGCATATTAAACCTGTCTTCAAGAGAAGATGGATCAACACGATACTTACACATGTTTTTTATTCCTTCCTCAACAAATTCATCCTTGAACGCAACAGAATCAGTATTATTATCAACGTACATAATAAAATCCGATTCTCCGTCGTTTACTATCATGTCAAGAACCTTCTTGCTGTCATTATCTATATTAAGATCATGACCGGCGTTAATAGATAACCTGTAGACGGTCTTGACAGAAGAAGATACTTTCATTATCTCTTGTTGATACAAGTTGGTCATAAACGACTTTTCTTCCAAATCAATAAAGTCTTCCAACTCTATATCATTTTCCTCTTCCTTCTTCCTAATAATATCCTTAGTTAGCTCTTCCATATCCTCTCCCACCTTATCCTGCTCAGACAGTAGATGGTTGTAATAAGAAATAAGATGCTTTATATCTGAATCAAAATCAATCTTCTTCATTATCAAGAACCTTTTTATCGTAAATAATAACGTCCATCAACTCCATTGATAAATTATAATCAGCCACTTCAAAAAGCTCGCTGTCTGTCAACGTCCTTAAAAAAGAAACAGATAATCCTCTTTTCTTTGCAAAAGACCTAAGTACAGCATAGAGAATGTCTCCGGCCGA